ATGATTAGAATTTTACTGTCCACCCGCCTTGGCGAAAGGAAGTGGACGCAAGCGGATCTCGTCCGAGAGACAGGAATCAGGGCTTCTACTATCAACGACCTGTACCACGAAATGACGGACCGGGTCAGTCTGGAGCAGCTCGACCAGATATGCAAAGCGCTGGACTGTGACATCAACGAGATTCTTGTGCGCGAGGAAAAGATAGACGAACGCACACGGCAGCGAATGGGCCCCGCCCCGGAGCGCCGCAAATAACCCTATCCCTTGCCCGGACTGCCATGCGGTTCGGGCTTTTCCTTTACACCTCGGTTCCGTCTGAAAAGCGGAATTTCAGTACCAGTTCTGCGCCGAGAGCGGATGCGATGCTTTCTAATTCCTCGTACTTGAACTTTCCTGTTTTCACACGCTGGTTGAATGCCTGCGGTGTCGTGCCTATCTTGCGGGCAAGCTCAGCCTCTGACATTTTGGCTACCGCCTCGCCCATTCTGATTTTTGTGGAGAAATCCATAGTTATCACCTCGCTATCATTATATAGGAAATCCTTTACCGCGTCAAGGGAAATATTTAAAAAATAAAAGAAAATCTTAAAGAAAACCCTTGACAATATAAAGGAAATCCTGTATAATAAAGATGTTGAAAGGAGGTGAGACAACATGGACAAGCCCGAAACAAAAGAAGCCCTGAAAGAGCTTCTGGAAATCTTGGTCGAACATCCCGAACTGGCAGAACGGATCACGATCACGATTAGGCCCAGCAAGCTGATTCAGGGCAAGCCCACGGAACAGTAATTCCGTAGAAGAGGGGCGGCGGATGGAGCCGCCGCCCCCACTTCTTTGATTATACACACGGATAGCCGATAAAGCAAGGAGAAAATGATATGAATAAGATTCGCAGAAAGAATTTGCAGACCATCATTGACCGGTTGGAGGACATCAAGGCCGACCTCGAAGAAATCACCTACGAGGAAGAAGAATACCGCGACAATATCCCCGAAAACCTCCAGAGCAGCGAAAAGTACGAACGCGCTGATGAAGCGTGTGACAATCTGAACGATGCCGCCGACACGCTCAACGAGGTAATCGACAGCATCACGACCGCAATGGAATAAAAAAGAGTGGCCGCCCCGCTAAGAACGCCACTCCGCACCGCAAATCAATAACGGCGAGCCGGGAGCCTTACCCCGGCCGCCCTCTATTTTATCAGAGTAAGGCAGAAAAGACAAGAGGGAAACAAAATGAAGTACATCGATATCAACCAGAAATTCACCGCTAAAGTCGCCGAGTATATCGCCAAGGGCTACACCATCAACACCGCCACGATGAGTGGCAGTCAGGGCGAGGTTGCCCATGTTGATTTGACGGACGGCAAGCAGGTTGTCCGCGTCCTGCTGGACAGCTTCACCGAGTACGACAGCTTCAACAGCCTGTCCGGTCTGGAAATCGTTGTCGGCACTCCCGCAGATAAGGTCGTTCCCTACGACACCGCCCGCTACAATACTATCTGGAACAACCGACTTGAGGTCATCGAGAGTGAGCGCTTCTACGAAATCGGCTCCAGCAAGCGCCGCGGTAACACATTCTACGGCACGAAAGCAGAGGCAGAACAGGCCGAAGCCCTCAGCGTGGAACGCTACAAGGCAAAGAGCAAGACCAGCCCCTACATCGATCTGACTGACCGCTACCTCCCTCTGGCGGTCAGCATCGTCAAAAAGCGCACAGGCTGCACCCGCGTCCAGAAAGCAAATGTCCGCATCCACAAGGACAGCAAGGGCTATATCGTCAGCTACCGCAATGAACTTTACCGTCTGCACTAAGGGAGGCCACCACAATGATTACCATCCAGAACCAGAACTTCGGCGTTGAAATCGAACTCACCGGCATCACCCGTCAGGCAGCCGCACAGGTCATTGCCGACTACTACGGCACGATAGGCACCCGCTTTATGGGCACGGTCTACAAGACCTACGAGGCCGTAGACAACAAGGGCCGCCGCTGGAAGTGTATGCGGGACGCCTCCATCACCCCACAGCGCCGCGTGAACGGCCATGTTGTGGATGCCAATGACGAGTATAAATGCGAGGTTGTCACCCCGATTCTCCAGTATGAGGACATCCCGGATCTGCAAGCCATCGTCCGTGCCCTCGTCAAAAAAGGCGCTATGGCAAATGCGTCCTGCGGCATCCATGTCCATGTTGACGGCGCAAACCATACGCCCGAAAGTCTTTCCCGCCTGCTGAATTTCGCCACAGGTCGGCAAGACCTGTTCTATGAATCCCTCCAGATTGGAGAACGTGCCGACCAATGGTGCCACAAGATCAGCCCGAAACTGTTCAAGGCCATGAAGAAGCAGGGACGCAGCAGCCGTACCGCAGCCGAGGAAATCTGGTACAGCTCCGTCAATGACGGGTACAGCGGCGGCATCAGCCACGTGCATTACAACCAGACGCGCTACCACGGCATCAACCTACACGCTTTCTTCACCAAGGGCACCGTGGAATTCCGCCTCTTCAACGGCACGACCCACGCGGGCCGTATCAAGGCCTACATCCAGTTCTGCTTGGCAATGAGCGCGTGGTCCATCAACTGCGATCACGACAACCTGCACTTCAAGTCCATTGCCGGGTACACTCAGCAGCAGAAACACGACTTGATGATGCGTGTCCTCACAAAGCGCCTTGGGATGCGCGGGCCGGAATTCAAGACAGCCCGCCTCCACCTCACCGCCGCTTTTGAGACAGCCCCCGCCGTGACCGCCGCCTAACATGATACAGCTGTGCTACCGGGCTATACGGGCGCTTGGGAGGAACAAACCATGACACCAGCAGAATACAGACAGCTTATCCGTACCGTTCGCAATGGCCCCTACCAGCTTGGAATTCGCATTGACGGCAAACTTCGTGGAGTGTACGAGTTCGCATCCAAGTCTGACCGGGAACGCTTCATCTTGAGTATCACCCCACCGTGTCCCGGCCAAGAGTTTGAAACATTGGACGCCATCTACTGATTATCGGAGGAAACCGCAATGACGCTGACCGACTTTTTACTGCCCCTCGACCTCGACACCCACATCCGCATGGCCGAGGCGGGCGCCGACCTCATCTACTTCGGCCCGGCGGGCGACCTGCCCCTGCCCGCCATGCAGCAGTATGAGGTCATCGAGTGCTGGTCCGAGTGCTACCCGTCCATCGGCGGCATCTGCGGTATCTCCATCATCGTCACAAAAAATCAAGGAGGACTGATACCATGAAATTCACCAACGCCGAGCTCACCGCCCGCATGATCTCCGACCAGAAAAACGGCTGGCCGTTCTGCCCACGCTGCGGCAAGCCGCTCAAGATTGACCCACAGACCCAGCGGGCCGCCTCCTCAAACGCATTGTCCAGAGAAGTAAGCTGTCTATATATCTGCGATGACTGCGGCTCTGACGAGGCTCTCCGCGCGTTTGCGGGCCTGCCCCTACCGCTGGAGGAGTGGGAGCAGACAAGCCTAATCAATAGCATGTACAAATAAACCACAAAAAGCCCCCCGGCGGGCTACCTGTTGCGGTAGTCAGCCGGGGGGCTCATTTTAATTATAGGGGTTCTGTTTGGGCTCTTCGTAGGTCATCGCCTGCGGGCTGTCGCCGATGCCCGCCGTGGTCGGGTCGGTCACAATGCCGAGGATCGACAGCACGGCAAACACCGCATTGACAACGGCCAGCAGTTTGTTGCCAAGATCACCGAGGTCGAGCGTGTAGCCGAACACGGCAGCCACGACCTGCACCAGCAGCAGTACAGCCGGGATCAGAGCCAGCCAGAACGCCTTGTTTTTGATGCGGACGCGCCAGTTGATATTCATGTATATTCCTCCTTTGTGGAATGGTTCGCAGGGCAGCCCGGCCCATGCTCCAGAATCTGAATTCTGGTCTCATGGTCGTGCAGCTTACCGTCCTGCATTTCTTCATGTTCCCACAGCCGCCTGTGGGATGCGTGGTTGCTCGCCGACACATCCGTCAGCCTTTCGTCCAAGGTGTCGAATTTGTCGTTGAGCTTGGTCAAGGTGGTGTTCAGTCGAATCATAGGCGCGGTCACAGTGCCAAGCAAACCCAGCAGCACAACGATCACGCCAACAACGCCCCATTCGGTCATTGCCTCCACCTCCCAACTATGCAGCGGTCTTGTACTCGATGGCAGCCTTTTTGCACAGGGTGGTGACATGCTCGGCATCGCCCGCGCTGATCTGACCAATTTCGATGTACTGCGCCGTCTTGGCGGCATCAATGTACCTGCTGCGGTAGTAGCCAGGGGCAACGAGGTCAAGCTGCTGGGCCAGATTGTACACCGCCATGGCCTGCACATTGCTGGCGTAGTCGATGACGATCTTTGTCAGGCCGCGGCTGTCGGTGGTCTGGTCACGCAGCCCGGCACCAGCCTTGGCATCGTCCACACTAATCCAGCCAGTGACCTTGCCGTACTTGCCCACATTGCTGGTGCTGTTGGTAATGCGCACACGGCCATTGACCACCTCGGCGCCCCACAGGTAATAGGTGCCCGTGCGCACCCCGGCGATAGCCAGCGAAGCACTGGCAATGTACAGGTTGGTGCGCTCCAGATGCAGTGCCATCCCCGCCCGCAGGGCATCGTCCACCACGGTAACGCCACCGGCCAGCCGCTTGTTGACCTCCTTGGCCAGCCAGCTGAACTTGCCGCCAAGGTACGGGCCGGGGCAAGCGGTGCTGGTAAAGTAGCTGTGCTTGGTAAGGTTGCCGCGGGCATCGCCGGTGTAGTTCAGGCCGTTTTTCAGTGCGGGGTTGCGCTGGCAGATGTCCACGCACAGTTTTACCAGCGCCTTCAGCGCTGCATCAGAAACATGCCACTGCCCGCCAATCTGGTCGTTGGCAACCTCCACGGTAATGGCCCTGTGGTCGTTGGCAGGGCTGCTGCTGCACCAACTGCGGTCTGCCTCGTGGCACAGCAGCGCAATACCGCCGTCACTGGAAATCGCATAGTTGCTGGACATCTGGCGGCTGGGCTTGGCCTCCATGGCAGCAATCTGCTCCAGCGTCAGATTGCCCGCCATGTGGTGCGGGGTGATTTTGCTGACAGCGTACTTGCGCGGGCGGTTGCAGTTTGGCGAAATGCAAGTCAGGTCTACGAAAGAGCAATCACTCATCGTCCTCAACCCCCTTGCCGTTGCTGGTCTCAGCATCGCATTCAGCAGTGATGTCAATGCCGTTTTCAAGTTCCTTGTCGGTCATGGTCTGTCGCTCCTCTCGGTAAAAATTTGTATAAAAAATCGGCAGCCCTGCCGCAGTGGCTGGGTTGCCGATTTCTTATTGAGTTGTCGTCCTACGCTTCAAGCGCGGGCCGAGATAGTACGAATTCATCCAGCATCTTTTCAAGGAAAGCATCGCTGGTAACATCCTTGAACAGCCCCCGGTAGCTGGTGATGACGCTCAATGCATAGTCAAGATCAATCTCACCCGCAGCATAGGCATCCTGCACATACCGTAAGTGCTTTTTCATGCCGAGGGTGGTCTGCCGGCGCAGTTCAATTTTGACCGGGCTGATTTTCCGCCCCACGAATTCCACCGGGTTCCCGATGGGAATGACGGCGGTTTTCTGGTTCAGATTCAGCCCAAGGTTTGTTTGCAGGTAGTTGTCCACTTCCTCCACAAGTTCCCACGCGGCGGCCTTGCCCTCGATGATTGCGCCCATATCGTCCATGTACCGGGCGTAATATGGCGCACACAGCTCCCGCTTGATGTAGTGATCCGCAGGTGTCATAACCACATTGGCCGTCATCTGCGATACCAAACTGCCTACCTGCATCCCGCGGCCCGCAATGCGTTCCGCTGTGGTAACATCGGTGCAGTGCAGCGGCAGCCCCAGCGGGCGGCCATCGCAGCGGATAGCGCGTTCAAAGAACCACATCATGTCGGCATCATCCAGCGGGCGGCCCAGTTCCCGCAGCTGTACTTCGGTAGGAATACGAAAGAAGAACTTTGTAATGTCCATCTTCACAAAGTACCAGTCGCCGGGTTTGGCCGCAGCCTCTCGCATCCAGCCCTGTATCGTGTTTGCACACCGCACAGGGCCCTTACCGGGAACGCTGCCATAACTGTGTTCATAGAACGACTTGCTGTAAATCGGCCACGTCACATTGTACGCAGCGCAGTTCACAACACGGTCATAGAACGGCAGGCTGCTGATGATTCGTTTCTTGGGGTAATACTCATAAAATTGGTGAAGCGGCCCCGTCTGGTACTCATGCCATTGAAGCCGATTCACCGCATCGATCAAATTATCCTCAAGGAGATTGGTGTACTCAAGCACACAATCCTGATAGCGCTTATGTTTTCGCGCCAGCAAATAACCATCATACATATTGTCGAATGTTGCAAACTGCTCAAAAATATGTCTGTGTTTTTCCAATCTAAAGCCACCCCTTGAGGTTCGCAGCCCCGCAGGTGCCGTATGGCGGTATGCCATCGGAACACCGGCAAAGCTGCTAAAATTTTAAGGCCGCAGCTTTTACCCTGCAACCAAGGAGACCAGCCCCTTTATCCCTCTGTACTGAGAGCAAGCCCGCGAGCTTGCAATATCTGACTATGAGGTAAAGCGGCGCGGAAGCCAATGTTCGTCCTCGAATTCGACCGCGGGTTGTTGCCGTTGAACGAAGCCAAGCCATAGGAAGAGTTGTTCCAGTTGCCGCCCGAATAGAAAGCGCGTCACGGCTGATACCCTATGTCTTCGGCTGGCTCTTGATGGTTTTAAGCCAACCGCCGAGCATCTTTCCGATTTCGACTGCCATACCGCTCCAGACCTCGTACTTCTTCATCGGGAGAAATCCGAGTTCATGGCTCAACCGCAGATAAGCCCGCAGCTTTGCCACTTCCACATCCAGATCCTGCAAGGTAGTCTTTTTGTAGTATTTCTTCTGCGCCTCAATCGTGCGCTCCAGCATGGTGTCCATGCAGCGCTTGATGTCGGTGCAGAGAGCAAACTTTTCAGACTTCGGATACTGCGCAAGGGCTCCGTACCCATACTGCATCATGTCAAAGACTTTCTGCATGATTTTAAGTTCTTCGGCCATTGTCAGCACCTCCAGCCCACAGGGCATTATATAGCTTTTTCCCGCCCGGCGGGTCGTTTTGGTAGATTCTGTCGGAAAAATCGCAGAAAATACCCAAAATCCGAAAAATCAATTTTATAAACCGGCCCCTTCGGGGCCGGACTGAGGGAATCTCTGTGCGCGGCTATCCCGCAATCGCTCTGCTGCCCAAGACCGCGCTATCGCGCGGTCTCCAGTGCGCAGTTACGCAGTGGGCAGTTTTACAAAAGCGGCGCGGAAGCCAATGCCCGCCCACGAACGCGACCGCGGGTTGCTGCCGCAGAACGAAGCCAAGCCAAAGGAAGAGTTGCTCCAGTCGCCGCCCGAATAGAAAGCGCGCTCGGCATCGAGGTTGCGGAACCAGCACTGGTGACCCGCCTTAGCGCACAAATCTGTGGCCTTATACGGCAGCATACCAAGGCACTGCAATACCAGCTTGGCGGCATCACTGATCGTGCTGTCGCAGGTGATAGCAGCAAAGCTGCAGCTCGGCCAGTCGGAATCTTTGTTGCGGGTGGTAATGGTCTTGGACCACTGGATGTGCCCGCTGACGATGTCCAGCTTGACGGAGTTGGCCGTAGTGCCGCTGCCGTCCGGGGTGATGTAACTGCCGTCATCGGCATTGATAGCCATCCACTTGGTGCTGCTGGTACCTTGCGAGTTGGCAGCGTCTGCGCCATTGTTGTTGGCCATGACCTGCAGCTCGCCGTACACAGTGCGGACACCACCGGCCCACTCCCACACATCACCGACAAGGTCAGCAATACCGCTGGGGCTGTTGTCGTGGTACCAAGTCAGCGGTCCGGTGCCGGTAGCGGTGCGTCCGGTCTTGCCGCTGTCGTCATAGGTCTTGATAGCCTTGTAGAACTGCTCCGAACTGTGCTTGCCGTAGTTGTTGTTGCCCAGCGGGATAAAGCCCTGCATCTCGCAGATGCGCATCAGCAGACCCCACTCCATGCGGGTCATGCAGTGCCAGCCGTCACCCTTTGCCTCGCAGTAGCTGCGGGCCTGGTCAAAGTTCATGCTTGCGGCAGGGTCAACGCCGGGCAGACTGTACGCACGGCCATTCTGCACGATGTTCAGATACTTGGAGATGTAGATTTCGTCCACTTCCTGCCCGTTGATGATAAACGCCGGGAACAGTGCGGTGGATTCGCCCATACCCAGCTGGGCATAGGTCATCTTCGGGATGCGGACCATAACGCTGGGCTTACCGGCGTTGTCCAGCAGAATCTCATTGTTCGGGCAGACCGCTTTCAGTGCGGTTGCCATCAGGTCAAAATTATCAGCCATAGGGGTTTACCTCCTTACTCGATGCTCCACAGTGTGAGCGTCACGGTGTCCATGTCAAGCGGCAGCGGCTCCCTTGCGGTTGTTTGCTGCGGGGTATAGCTACCGTCTGCAGCGTCTGCCGCCTCGCCGGTGGTCGTCTCCGCCGCCGTAGCAGGCACTTCCTTGTACTGGCGGGGCGGGATGTCGATCTGGGCCACATAGCTGCGCCCGGCAGCAGCGCCGATGCACAGCGCCTCGTCCTCGTCAAAGCACACATCAATGTGTACGGCGTAGTCTTCCTCGCGCTTGGCAAGGTTCAGGGTCAGGTCATCGTCAAAGGTGAGCTTGGTCTTGTTCACCTCGTAGTCGATTTTCTGGCCGGGGTTCTTCTCAACGATAATCATTTCATGTACCCTCCGATCACAATGTAGTTGATGGTGGCAGCGGTGGCGCTGCCGGTGTAGGCGATCTTAAAGCCGTTAGACAACTGGTCGCTCACCTCGATCTGACCGAGGTTGCCTTTCACATTGCTGGCCTCGGTGATGACGATATAGTCACGGCTGGGGCGCTGCATCTGCAAGGCCACAGTCTTCTGACTGTTGTTGAACGGGTACGGCTTGGCGGTGTTCGTCAGGTTGATGCTGCCGCGCTCCACATCCCAGCCCATCTGGCGGGCGTAGTTCAGCAGCAGGCCATAGCAGGCAAACAGCTCCCAGATGCCGTCCTCCTGGTTGGTAAAATGTGCCGCATCCTGCGGCGTACCCTGCTGCATCACAGTACCGGCGCGGGTGATCTGGTAGGTGCCGTCCTCGTTTTTCGTGATGTTGAAGCAGTTGCTCGGATTCGTCACATGGTCTTTCCACGGGGTAGGATTATACATTTCATTTCACCTCCTGCTCGGTCACGGTAAAGTCGAACCAGTACAAGATGCCCGTCTGCCCGGTGTTGACCGTGATGCTGCAATCCTGATGTGCCCACAGGGCGTTGTCAGAGTTGTACAGCTCCACGCGGGTCACGGTCAGTGGGGTGCTCTCGGCACTGATGGTCAGCTGTGCCCGCACCGTGCCGTTAGGCAGCACCGCCACATCGGACAGGTCCGTTTTGATGTAGGTATTGCCGACACGGTACTTGGCATAAGCGACACGCCGCTTGATGTAGTTCCGCAGGTCGGTAAACCCTGCACTGTCAATCATGGGTCATACCTCCTAAAAAAGTGATCCCGGCTCCAGCCCGCAGGGGGTAGCCTCGAAGCCCGCGCTCCCGCTGGCTGTGTCGGTCATAAGTACGCCGTCAAGGATAGACCCCTGCACTGCCGCAGCGGGGTGTGTACCCACCGTGGCATAGCCCGTCATGGGGCTTGTATAGGTCTGTCCATCTTCGGCTGTGGCAACGGCAACATTTTCCCCGGCGATAACGCCCTGCACGGCAGGAGCCGGGAATGTGCCGGCAGTCGGCTGGCCTGTCAGCGGCATGGTGTACGCCTCGCCGCCGTGCTCGGTCTCCACCACCACAGGGAAATTGTAGATTGCTCCCTCCCTGGCCTGCACCGGATAGGTGCCGCACAGGCGGGCCGTGTACACGCACCATCCGCAGCCCGTATGGATCTCGAAACGGTGTGTGCTGCGGAACATGATGCCGTCCAGATGACTGCGCAGACTTTTGTACAGGTTTACCGCCCTCAAAAGGTCTGTGTTGTTCACCGGCACGGCGGGGGTCGATGCGTCCAGTACAATGCGGAATGTGTAGGGATTGCCGCCCTCCACATAGTCGAACCATTCTTCCACGATGCTCTTGGGGTACACCGATTGAATGGCCGCCTCAACAGCGCCCTTGGTGCCAAGGTGACGGTGGATATAGAAGCTGGATTTCAGCAGTGCCCGCTTCGTTTCCAGCGGGTAGTCATAGCCGTACCAGTCCACCTTGAAATCGTAGGCCAGTATGTCCAGCAGTGCTTCATCCAGTTCGTCAATACGGGGATAGATGGCCGCTTTCTCGATCTCGCTCATGCGGTCCGAAAGTTCTTCGGCCACAACCTGCCCCAGCGCCATCATGCGCCTGTCATTGCGCAGTACGGGCGGCAGCGCCCGCAGGAACTCCTCGGCGGTGGGGGTATTACTCATCTTCATACCCTCCGCTCGTCACGGTGCGGCCACGCAACTTACCAACCTGTGGCACGGTATCCGTCAGGTCGGCCAGCGCCACACGCCCGCTGGCATCGGTAGCCACATTGCCGCTGCGCAGCTCTGTGTAGACAGGGCTGCGGATAACAACGCGCTTTACGCCGTTCACCATCATACGGCGGGTCAGTTCGCTGGGGTTGATGTCCCGGCCCAGCTTGCCCGCCTGCCATTTCACATAGGCATCCACGGCGGCGTTCACCTCGCTCTGCACATCAGCGGCAGACGGGCCGCCGCGGTTCAGATAGTAGGTCACATCAATATCGTACGCCACCGTTTCGGGGTCTTCCACCAGTACATGGTCGGTCAGCGGGCGGGTTTCATCGGCGTTGCAGGCAGCCAGCACGGCATTCTTCACTTCCTGCCCGGCAATCGTGCCGTCTTCCATCAGAACATAGATGCGCACCTCGCCGGGGGTCGGGCTGTTTGGCAGCACATCGGCAATGTCATTGCTCACAGCCTTTGCTTTGGCAATATAACCGCCTTTCGGCCCGGCAGTGGAATAGTTGTCCTCACTCTGGCGCAGCTGCTCGTAGAACTCGTCATCGGTGGGGGCATCGCTGCCGCCGCCGCTCTCGGTCAGATTTGTGCAGCTGGTGTAATAGTCGAACACATCCACAATGGTGGCGATCTGGCCTGCAAGGTAGCCGTTTCCCGCCGTGCCGGCAGTCATGCACTCGGCTGTTACATCACCGTAGGTCTGCCCGGCTGCAATGTACCGGTCCTCCACGGTAGCCCAGAACATATTTTGCCCATTGCTCACGCGCGTACCTTTCGGGATCAGCACAGCGCTGGTCTGCGCCTCGCTGATATTGAACCGCATCGTTACGGTGGAGGAGGTCGCGGCCGGGCGCGTATGCTGGTAGAACAGCTCGCCCAAGGCATCAAGGTTTGCGCCCTCGGCGCGGCTCGGTATGTTCTGATTTCCCGCATGGTTCAGATACACCCTTTCCTGTAAAATGATGCTTGCGACCCAGGCAATAAATATGCGCTCCGGGCTGCTGGGCTGGGCGCTGTGGCCGACAATAGCCTCATAGGCATCAACCAGCGCAGCCTCCAGCTTGGTCGTGTCGGTGTCCACGAACTGGTACAAGGGGTTTCTACTCATCTCGGATATTCACCTCCACGGTTGGGATTAGATGCGCAGGGTCGTTCGGGTCAATCTCAAAGGTCGCCTGCACAAACTCGGCACGGGGCTCGCCCTCCTCTATGGCTTCCTTGAGGTCTGCCACCATCAGTGTAGGGGCAACTGTAATCGGCTTGTCGATCCAGCTTCCCGTCAGGCCGATGCCCCGGTGCAGGGGTATGTCGCCCTTGCGGGTCAAGATGATGCACTTGATGTTCTGCAGCACACTTGTTACGGTGTCTGTGCAGTTCAAAAGCAGTTCATCGTCCGGCAGGGCGCTCACAAGGTAACTCATTTTCAGGCCTCCTTACTGCGCCAGATATTCCATCAGGGTAACGCTCACCGTGGTATGCGTCCACGTTCCGTCCTTGTCGGTGTGCTTCATCTTGATGGCCATACTCTTGATTACCCAGCGCCATTTCCCGTACACGGTCCGGCCCAGCACCATGGATACCGGCTGTCCGCTGCGGATGTAGCCCCACAGTATGTTGATGGCACTCTGCGGATACACGCCCAGATACTCGGACAACTCAATATCAAAGGTAAGCTGGTCCGGATCCATGCCGGTGTACTCAAGGCAGGCGCTGTTGTTGTGGCGCTGGTGGATGGCGTACCGGGTGGATGCGCTCTCCACAAAGTTGCTTACGGTCATCACCGTATCGGAACTGACCTGAAAGATAAGGTCTCCAAGGCAGCCAACAATCATGTTTTAATCGCCCCCAGTATCACACCATCACCGTTAAAGGTCGGCAGATACAGGCACGCCACGGTCTCATTGACCTTTGGCAGCCAGTAGTTCACCTTGGCCCCATGGCTGTGGGCGGTTTCATAGCTGGTATGCACCTTGCCCTCACTGTCTGTCCATGTGGTCGGCGTTTTGGTGGTATTTTTCACTGTGCAGTCACCGTCAACATCGTGGTCGTGCTTGCCGGCAGTGGCAACTGTAACAATTTCCCCGGTTCGCTGCAAAACAGGCAGCCAGCCGGATACGATGTTCTCGTCCTTGAAAATGACGCGGGCGGCCAGATTAGCCTTATCGACAGCCGACACGGTGCCGATACGCAGTCTGGTTACTTCATCAGCCATCAATATCCCTCCAGTATTCTGCGGCCTGCAACGGTTGTTGTATAGCCGTTTTCGTTGATTGTGTGCTTTGCCTGTGTGCAGATATAGCGTCCATCCCAAAAGCCGTAGCCTTTGACACGGATACCCACACCAGCCACATACCAAACATGGCCGGTGTGGGTAAACTGCACCGTCTTAGAAAATTTGTTGTGCAGCCGAAGGTGCTTTTCAGCCATCGTTTTGGCTTCGGCCACGCTGCCGACCTTGGCGTAGAGTTCCAACTGCTGGTTGGTCTTGGCGTCCTCGTCATAGTCTTCGGTGTAGGCCGTATACTCAATGCAGGCACCTGTGGCGGGTTCAACATAGCTCACACGGCAGCTGGCGTACTTGGTGTCGGCAGTCTTGGTGTTCAACTTCCACTTGGTAAAGCTGGTATCGCGGTAGTCTGCCTCAATCACAACAGGCCGCTGCTCGTAGTCGCTCTGGTCATAGATGACCAACTTGCCCTTGGTAGCCTTAATATTCAGCCCCGCATTGGTGCAAAGCCGCTGCAAAAAGGCGATGTCGCTGATTTTGCTTTGCTCTACGCGGTCATAAAAGGGGTCGTTCGGCGTATCGAAGAAATATCCCATGCCGTTCGCCCCTGCAATTTCTGCAAGGATCGCGGACAGGCTATAATTCTCCCACGCCTTGGATTTTTTGGTCTGGCGTATCTGGTTCGTAAACGGCAGGCTGCATGCCTTGATGGTCACCGTGTTCGGCGGCCCGGACAGTGAGACGGAATCAAGCTCAAATTCACCGCAGTCAAGGAACTCCTCCACATCGTAGCCGTTCCAGTAGTTTATCCAGATCTTGGCGCGGATTTTCAAGGCATCCTCGGCAGCGGCGTTCACCATTTCGTTCAGCCAGCTTTTCATCCAGATTTTATCGCGGTCCTGCAAAGTGACCTGCAAATCATCGGAAACGCCGTCATCGTTGTCGGTATAGGTCGCGGTGAGAAAGTACGGCGCTATGTCATCGCTGATATTCACGCCGTCAAACCACATCAGCAGCTTGCTGCGGCGGGCTAAAACGCTCATGCGTCCACCTTCTTCCACGGTACCATCCCGGTCGGCTGCTCGCTTTCCGTTTTGGCTTCGGGCAGGGTCAGTACGATCCCTGCCGAGAAAATGTAGGTGTGCAGATACTGCTGGTTCAGCGCCATCAGCTGGTCGGTGGCAGCCGCATTGCCAAAGATTTTATAGGCGATGGAATCCCACATATCGCCCTGTACAGTCGTATAGGTCATTAGCTGAAATTCATCCTTTCCTCGTCTTCTCTGGCACTCTGGACCACATCCAAAATCATCTGGCGCATATCCTCAACGCTCTGGTTCAGTGCGCTGCGCAGCTGCTGGCTGTCCTGCATGCCGCTGATCTGGAATACCGGCGAAAGACTCATGGGCTGCAACTGGGTTGTGGTGCTGCTTTTGGCGCTCTCAGCCTGTACCGCCTCGGCGGCTGGCTTGGCGTTCTGGGCGGCAAAGCTGCCCATCGCATCCACGGCCCGCGGGCTGATAACAGCGGTATAGTCGGCCAGCATTGCGTCAGCTTCAGCGGCATGGTTCATCTCGGCGGCAGACAGGCCGTTTTCGGGCGTTTGCCCATCAAGGGGTATGTCTACCTTATCAGCCTCGGCAGGGGCAAAAGCAGCCGCCTCAGCGGCGGGCTGGGCAGCACTTGCCGGGTAGGCGTCCTCTGCCTGCACAGTCTCGGCGTACTGCATACTATTTTCGGGAATTCTCGAAAATGGTTCAGCCGCGCTCACAGTGTCAGGTACATCGGCTGCCACGGCGGCGGAGACAGGTTCCTGCGCCGCCTCGACCTCTTGGGGTATGTCTACCTTGGGTTGGTTCACAGCTGGCGCGGAGACCGCCTCTGCGGGCCCATCAGCCGTCTGTGGCATCACTCGCGCGGTTGTGGCAGGGGTCTGGGCTGCTCTGGTGTCGTTCCGTATGCCCTCGTGGGGGTTGACGGCGGCGCTCTCGGCAGCCTGCGCCGTTTCTTTCGGGGCAGGTGCTTCGGCATTCTCAGCGCGGGTATCGGTGTAGCGGTCATCCAGTGCGGGCAGCACATCCTTGGTCTGGGCGGCATTCAGAACGCCCTCGCCGCCCTGCATGTAGACGATTTCCGGCCCGTACTCGCCAACCAGCGTCCAGCCGGGTTCGGCATTGCGCGTGCCTGTGGCCTGTGCGCCGGTTTTCTGGGCGCGTCCGCTTGTGTTGGCTTTGTCCAGCTTGCTCTGCAGGGCATTGGCCGCAGTCGTGCCGATCTTCGCATAGGCGGTCTGCACATCGGGCAGCATATTGGATGCACTGTCGATGAATGCCTGCACCGTGGCCTTGCCGTTTTTTGCAGCCTCGGCACTCATATCCAGTTCATCTACAGTGTCACCGGCCTTTTGGGCCAGTTCATCCATTTTGCTGCTGAAGTCGGTGGTCAGGTCGGCAAGCGCTCCGCTGGCATCCTTCTGTGCCTGCTGCAGATCCTGCCAGTTCTTCACCATCGCTTCCAGCTTGCCGCCGCCATCCTGGGCCGCCTGGGCCATACCGGCGATAGCGTCCACAGATTCCTTACTGCCATCGGCGAAGCCGGCTACCATATCACTCAAGCCCTCTATGCTCCCGGCTTTTTCGCGCAGGGTATCAAGGTTGGTGTTATAGTCCTGCCAGTAGGTGGTCTGGCTTTCAAGGTTTTTGTTCAGTGTGTCCACGCTGGTGGCGCTCACGCTGGATGCCTTATCCCAAATCTCGTACTGGCCGCCGATGGATTTCTCGGCAGCATCATAGGCGGTGTTGTAGGCTTCAACCAGCTTTTGGGCTTCGACTGTAACATCGCTGATGGCCTGTCCGAGCTCAGCCGCGCCCTCGGATGCAGAGCTTGTGGCCCCGGACTGGGCAGCCTCCAGATTCTCATAGGCGGTCTGCGCATCTTCAATGGCCTGCTGGGCCTCGCCCTGTTTGGCGATGCCATCGTCAACGGCCTCCTGGTAGACCTTTTCGTTCTCGGCGGCCTCCAGCTGCTGGTTGGAATATTCCTCGTAACTGTCGCGCAGGTCCATAACCTCGTCAGCGATTTCGGGGTCAAGGTGAACACCCGCAATGGCACTCACGCTGCCGTAGGTTTTCTGGAATTCGTCATCCGTCATGCCCAGGGTGGACAGCAGCTTTTGATAGGTCTCGTCCATGCCCTTGCTGGCGGCTTCGCCCTTGGTCTGTGCCTCGGTCAGCTTCAGCTGGTTCTGGTACAGCTCCTTGGTGACATCGTTGTACTGCTGCGACACATCGGACATGAACTCTTGATAGGCCTGCGCCTTGGCGCTGTCCTGCCACGCCTTGGCATATCCGCGCAGCGCTGTGGTGCCGCCCTGTATCTCACCGGTGGTGGTATCAATATACCCGGCCAGATCGGGAATCAGGTCACACAGCAGCGTCAGCACATTGCGGTATTCCTGCTGGTCATCGGCGCTTAGCTTGGCATAGTCGCCCATTTCTTCCAGCTTGGTGATGTACAGATCCGCCGTGCCGGCAGTCGCCATTGTAGTTTCGGCGCTGGCCTGCATGGTGGCGTTGGCATCGTCCAGCGCGTTGGTCACACCGTTGGCGGCGGTGGTGATCTCGTCCAGCGCGGGTGGCCAGTCACCGGATGCCTCAACCGCAGCATCTGCGGCACTCGTAACAGCCACGAAAGCACCGGTCACTGCGGCAACACCGGCAACAGCAAGCGCAACCGGACCAAGTGAGGCCGCAGCGGTTGCACCTATTGCGGCTGTAACAGCCTTTGCAACGCCTGCAACGGCCACATACCCCGTCAGCCCAGCGGTAGCTGTTCCGATGATACCGACCATAGTCGTAATGCCCTTGACCACGCCGGGATTGTCGTTGACAAACTCGGTCATGCCGGAAAGTACATCTGCGCCCACTTCGTATAGGTCGCTCATGGCAGGGGTCAGCTGCTCACCAACAGCAATTTCCAAGCCGTCTGCGGCAGATTCAAACAGCGTCATTTTGCCGTTCAGATTGTCCAGCATCGTGCCAGCCATCTTCCCGGCAGTGCCGGAGCAGTTTTCAAGTGCAGAGGCGTAGTCACTGAAGCTCTGGCCGCCCTTGGCGGCCTGTTCGCTGCACCCGGCCATAATCGTTTGCAGCTTGGAATACTGGTTCGTGCCGGCAATGGTTTTCGCAAGGTTGGCCTGCTCTTGGTCGGTCAGGTTATCCCACACGGCAGACAAACCTGTCAGAATGTCCGACAGGCTGTTCATGTTGCCCTGCGAATCATAGATACTTACGCCGTACTTTTCCAGCTCATCGGCGCAGCCCTTGGTGTTGGTGGCAAGGCGGGTCATAATGGCGTTCAGAGCCGTACCGGCCTCGCCGCCCTTGACACCGGCGTTCGCCATCGTAGCCAGCACCGCGGTGGTTTCCTCCACAGAGTAGCCCATGGATTTCGCAGTTGCGGCGCATGCCTTGTAGGCTTCGCCCAGCTGCTCCACATTGGTGTTGGAGTGACTCATGGCGTAGGCCATCACATCCACAAAATGCGTGGTATCGGATGCCGTCAGGCCGAATGCGGTCAGGTAGTCGGTCACTATGTCTGAGGCTGATGCCAGATCCATGTTGGCAGCAGCGGCCAACTCCATGACGGGGCTGATGCCTTGCAGCATCGATTGGGTATCCCACCCGGCCAACGCCATGTAGGACAGTGCATCTGCCGATTCACCGGCAGTGAATTTGGTGGTCGCGCCCATCTCCTTGGCCTTGTCGGTCAGGGCCTGCAGCTGGTCGCCACTGGCACCGCTCAACGCCTCCACGTTGCTCATGGACGCTTCAAAGTCACCGGCAGAGTTGATGCAGTCCATGTACGCATCCTTGATCTGTTCAAGGCCTTCATAGACTTTTGCGGCAGCGAACGCCTGCGATACGGCTTCGATGGAGCTCGTGCCCTTATCGCCGTATTCCTCGGCACTCTCGGCTGCGGCTTCTTCCTTGGCCCGCAGGGTGTTCAGCTTATCAGCAAGATCTTGGCTTTTTGAGCCCAGATTGTCCGTGCCGACGCCTGCCTCATTCAGCGATTTGGCAGTCGCGCCCAGCTTTTCCTTTTGGGCCGCCAGCGCATTGCTGGTGTCACCAATGCGCTGCTCCAGCTTGGCGCTCTCGCGTTCAAGGGAAGTGGTCGGGCCGCTGGTCTCCTTGATTTCCTGCTGTAGCAACTGATACTGCTTGTTCAGATTGTCCAGCTTGGCTTGTGTCTTTTCAACGGCGGCCTGCTGTTTGGTGTAGGCCGATATGTCAGCCTGGACACTCTGCAAACTGCGGATTTCCTTTTGCAGTTCGCTGGGGCCGCTCTTTGCTTTGGAAAATGTGGATGTATAGCTGCTGCCGAGCTTTGCATCCAACTGGAATAGCATTTCGTATTCTTTACGGCTTGCCACGGCAGCCTCCTTTATGGGTTATTGTTTGGCATTGTCCTTGTCAAACAGGCCGTTGTTGGCATCAATCCAGACCTGCAACTCGGCCAGTGTCATTGACAGCCAGTAATCCACGGGGGTGCAACAGTTCCGGGCCAGCATCATGCACTGCTTACGCAGCCACAGGCAGTCCCGGTCTATTACATCTCCGTGCGCAGCAAAAAACTGCGCGCCTTATCGCGGATCGCGTTGAACTCTGCAAACGGTGCAGCAACAATCGTGTCATAGTCGACTTTCTCCTTGCTGGCGCGGCAGACCATGCGCATCAGGAAACTGGTGTCGTACACCGGCACAATGGGCACACGCCCTTCACGCTCGCGCACCTCACGGTCAATCGCCATGAAGTCGCGCCCCGTCAAGCTGCCGAAGTCAAGCGTCAGCTGTTCGTAGGTCTTGTCCTCATAGGTGAACGGTTTCTTGAACACATGGGTATAAGTATCGGTGGCGGTTGCCGCCTCGGCCTGTGCAGCTTTCAGCTGCTTGTTGTCAATGGCGCTCATTTGCCAAACTCCTTTCATTCTTCAAAAAAATGCCCGGAGAGGGCTTCTCTCCGGGCATATCTAACTTGCCTGTAATTTGCTGACCAGCATGGGGTGTTGTCATAAATGTGTGAGCCATCTGTCACGCAACTACAGGCAGGGTCAGCGGATCTTGCCGGGCAAATTACTTGCCCAGGGCCTTGCGGACATCGGCCAGGTAGTCGGTGCCATCGATCAGGCAGATAAAGTTCAGCGGGTCGATCTCGCGGACTTTCTTGCCGTCGATATAGGTGGCCCAGTAACGCACGGCGAACTCGCCGGTACCGTTCTCCGGGGTAGCCGGGGCAACAGTACCGGGGGTGTGCGTCTTGGGGATAACCACCAGAATATGCTTGATGGCGCGAATCTGCACAGCAGCCGCAACAGGGTCTTCATCCTGCACAGCATAGCGCAGGTCGATGTTGTGGCGGCGGGGCTCGCTCAGGCGTACAGCCTGCTCGGTCATGGTGCGGTAGTTCAGCGTCATGCTCATGGCATCAAAGTGGCCCAGAATGACTGCATCGACATTGCCCGCGATGCCCGCACCGCTGATGCTCTGGGTCAGCGCGGTAAGGTTCGGCAGCGTGGCCTGTGCCATGCCGGCGTACTCGGTGTTGTCCTCATAGACGGCCCAGTTGATGGTAGACTGATCTACTCTCGGCATTGTTTATTCCTCCTTTACGCGGTCAGAGCGCTGGTCACATAGCTGGAATCATACTCCAGAACGAAGTCGATTTCCTGTGCCGGGCTGGCCGGGGTCATGTAGACATGAATCTTGATGATGCCCGCCATCAGCTGGGTCACGGGGTTCTCGTCCTCACTGATCTCCACGCGGGCGCCCAGCAGGTAGCCGCTGCCCACAAGGCCGTTCAGCCAGATATTCACCGTGTCGGTGATGGTATCCAGCAGGCGGCGGTTCATGGGCTTGTCAAGGAACTGCCAGCAGGTGCGGATGATGGTGTTCTGCACATAGGCGAACATACGCCCGCACGGAATGAACATGTCCTTGGGGTCGGTGCTGGACGGATAGCATCCGGTGTAGTTGCCCCAGACCTTCCACGCTCCCATGAAGTTAAGCGCAGTCACGATGCCGCCGCCGTTCAGTGCGTTGGCCTGCTCAAAGGTCAGCACCACGGCGGTACCGTCGGCAAGGCACAGGCCGTCGATTTTTGCGTCCTTGTTGGACGGGCTCTCGTAGGGCACACCGGCATTGTCGGTGTCGGTGGCAGCCATGCGGCCAGCCACAATGCAGCTCATGTGCAGCTTGCGGTCACCCAGCGTAGCCATGGGCCAGCACACGATCTCGTTGGCATCGGTCATGCCCTTGTCGGCCTTGGTGGACACAGCGGCGGTGTAGCTGTTCGCGGTGGCGGTATCCAGATCGACCAGCGCCTTAGCGCCGAACATACCGTTGATGCCGCCCGCCTTGGTTGCCATCACGGCGGCAACCTCGCTCTCGCTGCTGTACTTCGGGGCAAGCAGCAGGTCGGGCACGATGCCCACGGTGCTCATGCAGCTGTCAACCGCAGCAAAGCCACCGGCAACAACGGTCTTGGTGACCTTGCTGGTGTCCACTTTGTTGTAGGCGATGTTCAGCTTGGCGGCAGAATAGGCGCTGCCGCCCTCGATGGCCTCAACGACAAGGTTCTCCCCGCTGTAGTAGGCCTCGTAGTCGGTGCCCTTGGTCAGTGCGCTGCCGCTGGTGCTGGGCTTTACGACCAGCGAAGCATCATTGATGGCATCAATGGGCAGCAGCGCTTTGTGGTCGGTCAGGTTGATGTCGGCAGCAGTCACAGTTGCTTTCATCGTGGCGGGGTTCAGCATATTGCACAGGATGACGGGCTGGCAGCCGAACAGCTGGAAGTGAGTATACATCACTTCGCACAGGTCATAGCTGGCAAAATCGTCACTGTACCCCAGCGCCGCTTTTGCTTCGGCAAAGCTGGTGCAAAGCACGGGCAGGCCCAGCGCTGCGGCAGAATAGTTGTCGGCAGACTGCACCGGGGCCGCGCCGACAACAAACGGGATGCCGCTGTCAGCAACGGACGGGGTGCTCACGCCGGTAGCGGCCTGCGTGGTATACACGCCATGTTTCGTAGGCATAGGTTTTCCTCCTTAAAATTTCCGGGTCAGCTGCCGCCGCGTTTCGTACAGCAGATTGCCCGGTGTTTTGATTTTGATGCGGTCTTGGGCAAGCGTCTTGCTCGTCACGATCAGCCGCGCTATCAACGGGTACTTCTCAATGGCAGCAGCGACAGACTCCAAAGCCTGCTCCTTGCTGCCCATGTAGATGGCCCCGTACTGGATGACCCCCACGATGGTCGGGCCAAGGTAGACGCAAAACTCACCGTCAGCGGTCATGGTCTGGGGTTTGGTTCCCATGGGCTTACCTCCCTCTGGACAGGCGGCAGGATCCATTCTGTCGCCATCTCTCCGATGTAGTAGGGCGCTGTGTCATCCAGATACATCAGCCGTTCCAGCCCCGCCGTGGTGTCCAGCGTAAACTGGTGGCCGATGACGACCTGCTTCAGCAGCGCAATGCGCAGCCGCTCCATAAGGTTCAAAAGCATCAACGAGCCTTCTTCCTCGTTGGGGCTGTACACACAGAACACCGTGCGCAGCTTGGCCGTGGCGTGGATTCGTTCGCCCTGCGGCTGCAAGTCGTTTGTGGTCACGACTTGGTGGATGATGTACGGCGCTTTCTTCTTGGCACTGCCGGAATCGGGCAGCCGCATTTTATACACCTCCGCCGCCCTCATGGCAGGGGCTTCGGCATCGTTTTCCTGCTGACGAGCAGGCAGCAGCAGATCCTTCACCGCATCGCGGGTAAACTCTGTCAGCCTGTCCAACAGAATCAGCGTAGTCATTCACATCACCTCCAGCCGTTCATCAGCGCCATGATCTCATGGTCAAGGCGTTCATCGAACTTCTTCCACGCGGCGCGGGTTAATTCCTCGCGCACGGCTTCGTTGCCCACCATCGTGGGCACAGATGAGCCCATCAACTCGTGGATCGCATCGCCGCCGCCTGCCATCTGGCCCCCAGTGCGTTCAAAAATGCCAATGTGGCCGGATTTCATCCGGGCGATAAAGGCATTGTCGAACTTCGTGACGGAGGTGTCCGTCTTTTGGTGGCCGCTGGCGGCCACGCCGGGATGAACAGGAACATGCTTGCCGTTGATGATGGCAATGACCGTTTTACCTTTGTCCACCGTCGGCATCTTCGGGCTGGTGCCGTTGTAGCGGTACAAGGGAATTTTGTGCCCTGCAAATAAAACGGTGGCGGTCACGTTCCCGCCCGCGTAGGTGTAGCGGCTCTTGATGTTCTGGTTACTGCGCACGGCAGCGGCACCGATGTCGTATTCCTTGCGAATTTCCTTTACAGCGTTGCTGCGCACACTACTTACGGCACGGCTCATGGCGCTTTTCACGGCCTTTTCAGTGCCGCCGGGTATACCCGCCAGCATCTTCTCGGCCCTGTCCAACGCACCGCCTGTAAGGTAGATGTTAATAGCGCCGTTGGACGCGGTAGAAACGCTCATTCGTCCACATCCTCCAGTTCCACGCGCAGCATCCCCATCTCGCAGATGGACGATGCCACATAGTAATCATGGAAAAAGCTGCCGCCCTCGCGCTCGTTGATGCGGATACGGCAGCCTTTTTCGGGCTGGTTGCCGCCCAGATCATCAAGGGCGCAGTGCATAACGCGGCTCACAAGGTACAGCCCCTGTGCATGGTCGCTCTGCAGCTGTCGGCGGTCACGCTCGTGCAGCCCGGTGATAACTACCGGGATATCCTCGTAGGTTTCGCCGTCATAAATGACCGTGTGGCGCTCGGCAAACTCGTCAAGGTTCAAAAAAACGCCATGCAGGTCATCCTGCACAGCGTCACGGAACCCGCTCACACCACGGGCGCTTCAGCGCCCAGATCGGGGCCGTCCATAGGTTCGCCGGGGTAAACCTCCTCGGCGCAGATTGCCTGAATCAGCGCGTCCTTGGTCTTCAGCGCCTTGGTGTCAATGCCCATGTCGGCGGCCATCTTCTTCAGATTGGCAACAGTCATGTCGGCAAGGTCTTCGGGCACCAGATGGGCGGCTGCGGGCTTTTCTGTGGCGTTCTCCTCGGCGGGGGTATCGTTATATTCCTGCTCGGCGGCAGCCTGTGCAGGGGCGGCGGCAGACGGCGAGGCGGGTGCGTCCACGATTTCGGCAATGCCCAGCCCAACCAGGCGGCCCGCCTCCATGCCGTCAACCTCGCAGGTTTCGCCCAGCATTACAGGCTTCACGCCGTACTTGGTGCGGTAACCGTAGCTGCCGCAGATGATTCTCACTTTCATGGCGTACTCCTTCCGGCTTAGTCGATGACGCTCTCCATGTAAATCCACGGGGTGTAGTTCTTCGGGGCGGCCAGCGGGCGGCAGGCATAGCGCAGCTTACGCAGGTCGTTCGGCTGGTCCACGATCAGTTTGGGAACGCGCTTTGCCACATAGGAGGTAAAGTCGGTCTGGCCGTAGTCCATCTGGGTAATCTGGCCGTACATCAGATGGCCGCAGCTGGGGGCGGTGATCTCCACGCTGGTTGCAGGGAAGAACTTGGCACTCTGGCCGTTCTCGTCCTCGTACTCCTCGTCCACACAGAACAGATCCAGATTGTGTCCGCCGAAGTTGAAGCGCCCGATATAGGTCACGCCGGGATAGCGGGTCAGCTGCTCGTTCACCGTGCCGGTGAGGATGCCACTGTTGCGGTCCAGCAGCTTCTGGAACTCGGCATCAGACTGGAGCCAGCTGTTCACATCAGCACCAATCAGCATATCCTCAGCGGGCAGACCGCGGCGGGTCAGCAGACGGCAGGCAGCGATGACATCATTCTTGAAGTCGGCGTAGGTAGCACCGGCGGCGTTCCACTTCTTGGCGGGTGTGTACTTGTGTTCGGTGGCGGTATCGTAGAACTTCACGATCAGGGTATCGCCCTTGGTCTTGTCATCCAGATACTCCTGCATCGTGCAGCCGTTGTCGATCATGGTCTTAGCGCACATCCACTCCTCGCGGCGCTCAATGCGCAGATCCATGTCGCGCAAGTCATCCTGCAACAGACGAGCAGCGCGCTGGGCCTGGGTACTCTGGCTGTACAGTGCTTCACCGAAGCCGCGCTTGTTCAGTTCATCGGCGGTCAGCGGGCGGCTGGGCGCGATGAATGCGGGCTGGTACTCGTGGATTTCGTATCCGCGGCGGTCCATCGGGATATCACCAACGCGCGGGGACACGAAAGAGGCCATCTTGCGGTCGCCCTTGCGGTACTCGGTCAGAACCTTGTCGCTGGCAAACAGGTCACCGGCATCGGTCGGGAAATAGCGGTCACGGAAGAAATTGGCGCGGGGTACGATCTCCTCACCAATAGCCATCAGGGTGTAGGTTTCCAGCATATTCAAAGAAATTGCAGGCATTGTTGTGTCCTCCTTTACATCGGCGATGCAGCCTTAAAGACAATGCCCGCATCGCGCAGGGCATCCTTGTCGGCCTCTTTCATGGTGTAGCTGGAGGCCATCGTCAGCTTGTCGGGATTGAAACAGCCAGCCAAATACACGGCCACGGTGGCATCTGCGGCGGTGCCGACCTCCACATCATCGCACAGGATGCAGTTGGCGGTCAGCGTCTCGGTATCACCGCTGGCGGCGGTGCCCAGCACGACCAGCTTGTTGTCACCGGCAGTGCCGGTAGACTTTGCCAGCACCGTGCCACGGGTCAGCTTCAGGGTGCCGCTGGATGCCTTGCGGATCACACCCGCACCAATGACGATGTGCGGGTCGATGGCGGTCACGAGGCCGTCAACCTCGACCTCGCCCAGCTTCTTGCTCAGTTCCTTTTCAGCCATTGTTCTTGCCCTCCTTGTTGGTTTCGGGGTGCAGAAGCGCTTTCACGCTCTGGCGGGCTGCTGCCATCTTCTCGGCAGGGGTCAGCTCGGCGGGGGTGCCCTCCGGGCTGCCCTCGGCGCTTTCGCCGGGTACAGCGCTCACGCTCTGGGTGCCGCTCTGCTGGTTGTCAATGCCCAGCGCGGTCAGGAAATCGCGGCCCTGCTGGGTGGCCTGCTTCGCTGCACGGAACGCCAGTTCACGGGCATCACAGGCGGTTGCGCCATACTTGGCCTCGTGGACCATCTCGGCGTTGAACAGGCCTGCGATCTGGTCGATCTCTTCCAGTCGGTGGCGTTCAGCGCTTACGGCGGCATCGACTGCGGCCTGCGGGTTCTCCACGGCGGGCGTGGGGGTCTGGGCACCATTGGTTTCGTTTGCCATAGGGGTTTGTCCTCCTTCGTTGGTGTTGGCGGGTTCTACCGCCGTTTTTGTATTTGCAGCAGCGGGCGCCACGGGGGCGGGCGCTTTTGCCAAAGGGATATTGTCGGGCAGCTTCACGCCGGGCATCAGCCGCAGCGCGTGGCCCTTGCAGGAAATCGTCTGGCTGTCGGCGCTGGCGGAAATCTCCAGCGGCTCGGCATCGTCCAGCAGTTCATCGGCAAAGCCTTTCTCCACGGCCTCTTTGCCGGTCATGTAGGTAGTGTCTGCCATCATGTGCAGCAGCACTGTCTCGGAGAGCCCGGTCTTGCGCCTATAGATGGAGACCTGGCTCTTATCCCAGGCATCGTTGACATCGGCGGCCTTGCGCAGATCCTCGGCATTGTACGCGCCCCAGATGAACGACCAACACTTGTGGATCATCACAAGGCTTGAGGGATTCACTTTGACCGTGTCGCAGGCGCACATGATAAGGCTGCCGCCGCTCATGGCAACACCATCCACAATGCAGGTCAGCTTTGCACCTTTGGCAGCCAAATCCCGCAGCTTGTTGTGGACCAGGATAGATACCCCGGCATTGCCGCCCAAGCTGTCCATGTGGATGGTAATATTGTCGCACCCGGAAATTCTGTTCAGATCGTCCAGAAATTCGCTCTCAATGATGTACTGGCCGGGGATGGGTTCACCCGTCCCCCAGTCCACGGGCTGTTCCTCGACAATCTCGCCGTACATGGTAATATCGGCGCTCTGGCCGTCCGTGGTTGCCATAGCGTAGCACGGGCGCTGGATGCTCACGGCGGCGGGCAGGTTATTCATCACCGCCACCGGGATTTTGCTGGCCTTCGCCATCTTCGTCTCCTCCTTCAATCATGCTTTTGGTGGTTTCTTCCACTTTTTCTACGCCGGCAGCTTTCAGCATTTCATTCTCACGCTTCAACTGCTCAACATTTTCCTCCCAGTCACCGCCGCCCAGTTCGCGGGCAACCTGCTCATGGGTACGGAAACCGTGATGTACTTGCAGGATAGCAGCTTCTACCTCTTGTTTGGGGTCAAGCGTACCCTGCACAGGGCCGATCCACCGCGCCCCGCACCATGCAGCGCGGAGCAACGGGTCATCAAAAAAGCCCGGCGCTTTGATACGCCCACGGGCTACGGCCTCGGCCAACCAGAGTTCATACACTGGCTGGCAAAAGCCGTCCACCAGCCAGACCCGGCGCATCTTGTACGCCTCCCACGCTTCCAGCAGTGCGCCGCGGCTGGCGGAATAATTGCTGTTGAACTCTTTCAGCAGCACCTCGTAGGGCTGCTCAAGGCCGCTGCCCACCATCTTGCACATGGTTTTTACGAATGTATCAAACCCGGCTGTCGGTACATTGGGGCTTCCAAACTTGATATCCTCGTCCGGGCCGAGGTGATAAACCTGACCGGGCCCCATCTCGTACTCATTGTCGCTGTGGCTGATGTTGTCAGTGTCGGGGTTCTCCACAGGCACACCGGCAATATCGCCGCCGCCCACCTCATTGGTGGGGATAGCGGTCTTGTCGGTGTTAGTCACGATCCACGCGGTAAAGAAACTCTGCACCAGTGCGGCCATCAATTCGGATTCCGTGTAACGCCGCAGCTGGAGCAGCATTTCAATGACCGGGGCCAGATACGGCACGCCGCGGTACTGGTCCGGGCGCTCGCTGTCCATGATGTGCAGGATGTTCGGCAGGCCAGTCTGCCTGCCCACGGCCTCAATGCGCTGCCACTTGGTCTGCTCCTGCGAAATCTCGCGTGGGTAGGTGTTGCGCACCCAGTAGGCTACGGCAAGGCCGCTGCCGTCTACCTCCACGCCGTCATAGATTTTGTTGCCGTTGTTGGTGTTCTTGCCCTCGGTGATGTTCGCCCAACGGTTCACGACATCGCCGCAGGTGTTCGGGGTACTGACGCGGTCAGCCTCCACCAGATGCAGCCGCAGCGTGTAGGGGTTCAGCTTTGTGGTCTGCTGCGCCCGCTTGATAAGGGCGAACACATCACCGCTCATCAGCCAGCTTTTCAAGGCCAGCTGCTGCAATCCGTAAAAGTTGTTCATGCCCAGCGCGTCACAGTTGCGGCGGTTCTCCGCCCACAATCGGAACTCGGCCTCCGTCTGGCTCTGCCACTTCTTGGCTGTTTCCGGGGTCAGTCCCAGCACATCGCGGTCAATGGCCGTTTTCAGCGTCAGGCCGGTGCCCACAACCTTGGTGCGGTTCGTGTTGATGGCGCTTGCCGCAATGGGGCTGCTCATATACAGCATGCGGCTGCGCTGGCGCAGTGTGGCGCTATTCTGGTTTATATCTTGGCTCGGCGAATTGCTGTCGGGCCTAAAACTGCGCGTGGCCCGCCGTGTAAGGCTGCCGCCTGCGTTGCTGTATCCGCTTGCCTGCGGTGCGCTGGGCTTTCTCATGTTGCTCAAGTACAATCGCCTCCGTAATTTTCAAACTAAGCGGGCAGATGGAAAAGAAAAGGAGTAGTGAAAGAAACCATCGCCCGCGGTAAAGGCCGCCGTTATAGCTTGGGGAGCGGCCAGTACCCAAAGTAGGGTGTCACCAATCGCGCGGGATCACGCCGAACGCCTTGCGGGCGCTCTGACCGTTCAGCAGCGCGGTCAGTTCCTCGACTTTCCGCTCGGCATCTTCAATTTCATCGCTGAGCGTGTCAAGGTCGAATCTGGTGAGTTCGCGGTCATCCAGCCGGTAGCTTTTTGCGCGGCTGTTTACCAGCGCATTGTAGGCATCATACAGATTGTCCAGCCTTTCGGTGTGAAATTTCAGCCGCTTTTCAATCATCGTTCTGTCCATAATGATCCTCACCATTCATCATAGTATTTGGAAAGCCCGCGCCGTTTCGGCTGCGGGCTTTTGGTTTGCGGTACTTCCAGCGCGGCAGGTGCATCTACCGCCACGCCGCGGGCGCGTTTCAGTGCCCGGTCAATGCCGTCAAGGTCGCACGGCAGCGCCTTGAACGCCGCCATTGCATAGTTGCAGCAGTCCAGCGCCTCGTTTCGCTCGTGACCGGGAATTTTTTCCCATTGCCACGGCTGGCGCTTGTCCTTTTTGTACACAAGATGCTCCGACAGCAGGCCGTTGAAATAGCCGATGCCGTAGTCATCCCGCTTCGGAAAGTGGCAGTATTTCGGCCCAACCGTGCCGACTCGCAGATTATCCATAATGATTTGCTTTCCGGCATCAACGCCGATCTGGTACTGCCAGCAGGTGCCCACATGGGTGCCGTTTACCACGATTTTCACCTGCTTGGGCGGCCCGGTGTAGGGCCTGTCCGGGCCTGCAAAGCCTTTGATGCAGAACACCTTGCGGCCTATACGTTCCCGGCAGCGCTGGCGCACCTCTTGGGTGAAGTGGCCGCCTTCATCAACGAAGGACATTGAAACGCGTAGCTTGATTCCGTCTTTGAACTGAAAATAGCGGTTAAAGACCAGATTGTCCAACTGCTCCCACGTGGCATCGTCATCGGGTCGCCCCATCACAATGCCTTTTTCGATGCCCCATGTCTCGCCAAAGTGGCCGTGGCCTTTGATTTCGTACTCCATACGGTCATCCTGTGTGTCAATGCCGGCAGTCAGTACAAGCACACCATCGGGCAGCTCGGCCTCGTACTCCTCACGGCGGCCCAGCAGCGTATCTTCGTCCTGTATGTCGCCGCGGTTTTCCCACAGCTTGCCAAAACAGGTGTTGTACACGACCTGCATCTTGGCTGTATCGCCGATGGCTTCAAGGAATTTCAGCACGATAGACTTCCATGTGGCCCACTGGCTCACAAAGGCATTCAGCCAAAAGCTGCGGATGCCGTTGTCGTAGGCGGCAGGGTTGTCCGCAACCCACTTGGCCGGAGCGCGTTTCATGGTGTATTCATCACTGATGCACCCGCATCCGGGGCAGACATACCAGACATTTCCGACCTTGTAGGTTTTCTCATTGTTCACGATACCGGTTTCGGATTCATAGCGCAGATCTTCCCACTGGATTTCGTGGTACTCCCTGCAATGCGGGCAGCGGCTCATCCAGCGCTCCATAGTGCCTTTGGCGTAGCTTTTTGCGATAACGCTGGAGCCCTTGACGGTGGGGGTCGAAACCTCAACAGCCTTGGCATTGTAGAATGTGGTCTGTCGGGCCATAGCCAGCCCCCACGGGTCACCTTCGATGCCTGCGCTGGCCGCCCAGCGGTCTCGTTCGTCACCGAACACATACCGTATAGGCTTCGATGCCAGCGCGTGGGCCTCGGTAGACCCGCACATCGTCAGGATGCCGCCGGGGTAGCTTTTTTGCAAAATCGTGTTGGAGCTGTCGCGGCTCTTGGGGTCAGCCACTCGCCGCCGCAGTGTCGGGCAGTCGCGTATCATGGGGGCAATGCGCAGCTTACTGTACTCCTTGGCATCCACAGTCGTGGGCTGGATAAACAGGATGCTGCCGGGGTCACAGTCGATGATGTAGCCCATGCAGTTGTTCATCAGTTCGGATTTGCCGACCTGTGAGGCGGCCACCATCACAAGGTGGTGGATTTTCGGGTCACAAAAGGCGTTCATCGGTTCTCGCAGGTATGGGGTGCGGCTCGTGCGCCATGTGCCGACCTCGGCGCTGGATTCACTGGACAGCTTGCGGTGCTTTTCAGCCCACTCGGTAACGGTCACATCCTCCGGGGGCTTCATGCCGTCCAGCACCTTGGCAAGTACGGCGTTAAGCCTCTTGATGTCGGCGGCGCTACTCATCGTCATCCTCGTGGTCTTTTTCGCCCCAAGACATCCGCTCCCGCACCCGTGCCTCATAGGCTTTCGGGTCATAGCGGTACTGCGCCAGCTGGGCGCACAGGATATTGACCTCTTTGCGCAGGTACTCGGCTTCTTCAGCGGCGTCCGTTATGGCAGCGGCATCAATCGCCACGCGGCCCGGAAAAGCCATCAGCGCACCGCGTATCGTATAGATAAGGTCGGCGGTCATGGCGGCCACGTCCTCGCTGCGGTGCATCTGGCCGGACAGTTCGTCCGCCTGTGCCTTGGCGATTTTTGCCTTCGACAGCTTCAGCGTGGCCTCGGCCTTACGCTTCGCACTTTCCAGCTTTTTATCCTCCTCGGTCATGGCATCCCGCCCAAGAAAACGGATATAGGCCTGCACCGCCGCGCCGAGCTCAAATTTCCCGCGCTCTACGGTGTCCAATATGCCGTCCTGGGCCAGCTGCTGCACCCGTCTGGCGCTGATTCCAAGCACAGCGGCAAGCTCAGTCGTGGCAACATTTTTGTCCGCAACTTTTTCTCTCGCAGCCATCTCAAAATCAACTCCTTTCTGCGTGTACAAAGTGGATAAAATCAGTAAAAGTCGTATTACAAACCGTAGCGAAATCCCTAAAAATCACCCCAGTAACTAAGCGCCTTTTGGGGTCGTCGGCCCCGCTCAGGTCGGGGTCGGGGTCTCACAGTACCTTTTCCGGCCAGCCGTTCTCGGAATGCGCGGAAAACGCGCGGGAAATGGGCAAAAACGCACGCGTGCGTTTCCGAACACCCGCCACGCGATTGCCGTGTTATTTTAACCACTGGCGGGTTCCTGCACAGCGTCAGCTCCATACACAAGGGTGCATTCGATGACGCTGTCTGCGGGTACAGGAACATCCTTGTAAACGTATATCTCTATAACAGGCATTGTGTCGCACTCCTCTCTTAGATGCTACGGATGACTCTGGCCTTGGAGTAGGTCGGGTGATCTTTCGTCATAAGCTCCAAGAACTCATCCCGGGTAAAGCCAGACAGGCGGAACACCTCTTCGGGCTTCATGCCCAGCTGCTTGCCGATCTCTTCCACGGTCTTACCCTCGTCCATCAGCTTCTTTACGATGGCTTTCATGGGCTCCAGCAGGTGCGTACCACGCGCACGGTTGTGGGTGATAGTGCCGTACACATCCGCACTCTCGTCTCCGTGATGGTCCACAATAACGCAGGGTACTTTGCCGCCCAGCTTTGTGCGCAGGGGTTCGCGGCCCGATACTGTCCAGCGGTGGAATCCGTCTATGATGGTGTAGTCAGGCCGCACCACAATAGGCAGCGTCCAGCCGTTGGTGAGGATGGATTGTACCAGCAGTTTGAGGTTTTCCTCGCTTACTTTGTTGGGGTTGTAGTCGTTGGCATGGAGTTTGTCACGGTCCACCCATTGCAGGGATGCCAACGGCGCGAATAAATCAATGTTGTTTTCCACGTTGGGCCTCCTTGATCATCATATTGTGGTCGTTGTAGATTTCCGTCCAAAGGATTCGCAGCACACGCATTTTAGGGTCGCCGTAAAGCAGGCCCTCGTACATGGTCTTGTAGTGCTTGTCCATGGCGATGCCGTAGGTTTTGATAAACATTCCGCGCCACATATCAAGGTGGGCTTTTGTGTCCTTGGCGATGGTGTATTTCTCCGGGTGCAGGAACAGGATGTCTTTGCACAGGGCTTTGTAGTCCTTTTTCTCTGTGCCGGCTTCAAGGTCACGGCGCTTCTTTGTAGAGCGGCGGAACATTTCGCTATCCCAGTACAGCAGTACAAGGTAGGCGTTCGGCTCGCGTTTCTGGATTCTATCCCACAGGTCGGCATCTGTTTCAGCTACCCAGCGCAAACCCTGTGTGCTGCAATCTCCGAAGAAAGCGCACAGGCGCAGGGCGTTCTTTCTGACGCCGGCCTCGTATAGCCGCATATAGATTTCAGGAAATTCAAGATCCCGCTGCTTGATGTAAAGCCAAACATCGGAATCACGCCAATCGTAGATAGGGTAAAATTTCCCGCCGCGCACAATGCGCTCCATTTTGGCGTTGGCAATGCACTTTAGGCGGGTCAGGCTTTCTGCTGTGCGCAGGCCGACAAGCTGGATGCCGTCAGCAAACGCTTTTCCGCAAAATGTCTGATAGTTCATTTCTCCGGGGTAGTGCAGGTAGGGACTGTACATGATGGCAAAGTCTGGCGGCTTGCGCATCCAGACATCTTCCTTGCCAGGCTCCCATGTTATCCATGATTCCGAGCTCGAAAGATGGTCGATGACCGACACCTGCTTGAACGGCAGACAAAACCACAGGAATTTTGCGCCGGCAGACAGGAAGTTGCGCCGCCAGCGGTGTGCCGCTTCGACCATGGAGGGATACAAGCCCTCCTCGTCAATAAAGGTCACCGTCAGCTTTGTGCCGTCAATCTCGCCGGCGCGGATCAGGTCATAGACGATGCTTGCCATGCACAGACTGTCTTTGCCGGAGGAAAAGCTAAGATAGATTTTGCAGTCGTTCTTGAACACATTCCGCACGCGGGTTATGGCCGCGTCCAGCACATTCATGCTGCCCTCAACCACTTTTATAGGCATATCCGCTCACCACACTTCGGGCAGATAATATATCTGCGCCCGTCATCGCCGCTCTGGGGCGGCTGTGCGGGGCTGTCCTGCGGGGTATATGTCGATGCCCCCGTATCGGCGGAGACGGCAGCGGGCGGCTGCGCGGCGGGCTGAGCAGGTGCAGGCGACGTTTCGTCCGCGGGCGGTGCCACGGGATAGCTGGGTGCGTCCGCATACGGAATGTGCTCCTCCACCGGGCGGCGATTCATGTTCGCCACTTCGGTGTCGGGGAACGAGCCGTAATCGTTCACGATCTCGTCAGCCTCTTCGATGGTGGAATCAAGCATCTTCAAGAGGTCTGCATCCCAACCGGGCACATCCGTGTCGCCGTCCAGTTCCTTCACAAGCTGCTCGATGGCATCAGTGTCGGTAAAGCCAAGTTCATAGACCTTGTTGTCGGCCATCATCAGCTTTTTCTTCTGCACATCGGTCAGCCCGGTCACAACATAGCAGTCACAGGTTTCGCGGCCCATGCGGGTCAGGGCTTCAAATAGGCCGTTGCCCGCGATGATTTCTCCGTGCTCGTCCACGACCAGCGGTTTAATTTGTCCGAACATTTCAATGCTGCGGATATACTCGGTGATCTGCTTGTCGGAGTGGCGGCGGATATTGTGCGCGGGCTTGCGCAGGTCGGCCAGCTTCTTTACTGTGATTTTCATTGCGCAGCCTCCTTTTTGTCGGAGGTGAGATTCACCGCGATTGAAATCACGATAGCTACCATCACCACATAGATACGGATGGTGCTCATAAGCTGCCAGATTCCCATAACGCCCAGCGGAATAAGAATCTGCCATGATGCAACCGTAAAGACATCCAGCGCGAAACCGATTTTTTTACCAAATACCAGATATTCGCAATACAGATAGGTGGACAAAGAGGAAATCGCAATGACCGTGATCAGGATGGCTTTCATCACATTCAGTACAGGGCTGAACCGCACCCAAGTAAGCAGTGCTGCCAGCACCATGTAGATGCCGAACATCAGCCCTGCCCAGACAAAGGACATTTTGATGTTGCTGCGGCGTGTGCCGTCTGCGTTGCTGTCGTTGTATTCGTACAGCGAGTAGTAATACGGACAGGCAAACGGGCCGGGAAGCAGGAGCAGACCGTTGTAAACGCCCGCCTTGATACCGGCAGCATTTGTGCCCATATCAATGCTGGCAAACGCGCCGCGTGTGTAAATCAGCGCGGCAACGACCACAACGCCCAGCAGCCCATACACGACCACCCACGAGAACCCATCGGAAAGCACGTTGCGGATCATGCCGTCTTTCAGCAGCATGATAAGAAAAACGGCGCAGGTTATATACACAATAACCATGCCGCCGTTTGTTCCTATTGGTGTGTCTCCGAAGATCTCATAGATGCCCGACATCTGCGTCCATGTCTGGAACAGCGTCAGCAGACCGATGAAGTAGAACATGACCTTGCTCTGCATGATGCGTCTGATGGACGGAACGCGGTCAACAAACAGGCCGAACAGGATACAGGCCAGCGAGTTGAACACAGCCCAGATGATAGCCGGTACTGCGCCGTAGTTCAGTGCAATGGTGCGAAAGTTCATCAAAGAGCCGACACCCGCCCACGATGCCACGATGGAGCAGGCATAGAACAGGGTCGGTCTTTCCCGGAATTTATTTCTGATTTTCTGATACATGAGGTATTTCTCCTTTGCTTGTCTCCGAAGCATGGCGAACTGCCTCGGATGATGTTCCCGCTATTCGTGTCGGGGACATCACCAACACCCGGCGTAAAGGAGAAGCGCCGGACGGTCTGCAAACATCGACCTCCTTGCATAAAAATTGGCGGCCACCGTTTGACGGGTGGTCGCCTTGGTTCTTGATTGAATTTTACGAGTATAACAATATCATCCTTTAAGCGCAGTTGCAAGCAGCGCAGGGCTACTCACCGCCGCAACCATCGGGAGAAGCTCCTAAGTATCGGTAACACACCGACTTCACGCCGTTCTCGGTATTCCGCCCGCCGATGACCTGTGCAACTTCGGCCCATGTCAGGCAGCCAATGAACCTCATGCGGAATATCTGCCGCGTCTGGTCGTTTTCAATGGTCGATATCCACGCCGAGATTTTTCCTTCCTGCTGGGCGATCTGCTCTTTCAGATAGGAAATGCGCTCCTCCATGTCCACAATAGCGATGGCAAGTGCGCCGACCTTATCGCTCACGCCGGGGGCACGGGGCATACCGTCCAGCGGGTGGGCCGATGGGATAGCAGCCATGCGCAGGTTGTACAGTATATCCTCGTCCTTTTCCAGCTGTGCCCGCAGCTGGTAGTGTTCGCTCAATTCCTGCAAAGTCATGGTTTCCTCCCAAATCATGTTTTCTTGGCGGTGAAGCTAAGCTGCTCGGTCTGTTCTGCAGGCGGCTTTTTGACCTCGCGCACCTTGTAGGCCCGGACACTGCCGAACCGCTCCAACAGGTTGCATATAGCCTCCTTGGTGCCCAGCGCGTCTTGGTCACTGCCGTCCACCAGCACGGTCACGACAAGCATTGCGCACCCTCGGCGGCATCTTGCAATTCACTGACCGCTTGGCAGATGGCGACCATGCACTTCTGGCAGACATCCACGGTTTCACGGCCCTCGTACAAGGCGTTATTCCTGTCCATAATGACGGCCGGCAGGATCTGCGGATGCTGCACTGCGCAACCGCAGATATCACATTTATAGAATACCATCTATTTCACCTCCCGTACCAGTGCAAAGCGCATTTTCTGCTTTGCGTCCGGATATTTTTTGGTGTCCACCGGGGAAAGGAACATTGCCAGAGGTCGAGCCCACACCTTGGTCGTGTCTTCTGGCTTGCAATAAATGACCAGCAGTTCTGCGGTCTCACTGTGTACTGCCACAAACAGGACCCGGTAGAAATCGCCCTTGAAATGGCGGTACAGCTGGCCGATCATTTTGCGGTTATACTCTGCCGCGCGTTTCTGCGCAGCAATTCGTTTATCTTCCATCAGTTTCACTCGCTTTCCAATTATGAATATCTTCGACGCTTAGAATTCTGATAATGATATACTCTTTGTCCGGGTCAGCACCCCATTCCGGCACGCCGTATTTTCCGAATTGAATCGTCACCATGAGACACGCCGTAGGGCTGTCCTGCCGATAGCCCGCGCGGATTTGGATAGGGAATATTTTCAGATGAAACGGGTCCGGTATTTCATTTTCGGGTGCCCTGCCGCGAGCGCGGAAAAGCCTTTCTTTCCAGTAGTCCGTAGGCTCACGGTATTCCTCGCGCTTTTCGCCCCGGCAGATCATGTCGAACCACTTTCTTTTGATGGGGAGTGTCAGCATCACATTCACCTCACTGGCTGAAGCCTTTGTATTTTTTCGTGCGGTTTTTGACTTCGTTCGTCCGGGAATCGGGCATCGGGTCAAGGTAACAGTGCTTTTTTGCCCGTACCTTGATAATCTTTAGCGTCAGCTGATAGGCTTTCCAGCGGCGGCAGCTGCGCCGGCAGCCGATGCATCGCTCCGGGCAGTCACGGCAGGGCGCATTCATTTTGGGATGATGATGGCCGTGGTGGTGGCGATTTCGCCAGCCTCACCCATCACCAGCATGGCGCAGCGGCGGCAGCCCTGCATATACCACGCGCAGCTTGATTCAAAGCAATGCTGCTTCAGCAACGGACAAACTTTAAGGCTTTTATCCTCGTTCATATATCATCGCTCCTCCACCATCTTATTGCATTTGTACGCCTTCACCATCTGGATGACATCATCAGCGGTCTGCCAGCCTTTCACCTCGCCGTTCTCGCGTTTTCCGTCCACGATGACACCCATGACCTCCAGCAGTCCGCACTGGCCGCCGTAGTGAAACGGGCTGCAAACAGCATCCCACACCTTGCGACCTTTTTCGTAGACGGCAATCTGGCGACCTATGGTAAAGCATATCTGGCGATCTTCAAATTCAATGCCCATCTCGATCAGCTTGGCGGCCAGTTTGTCCATTTCGGTAGCCAGCGCCGGGGCATCTTTCGGCTGGCTCACGCCGGGAATATTGCAAAACATCTGTCATTCCTCCTATTCACCGTGCCGGTGTTCCATTCCAATGGGGCTGTCATCCTCGATATGCTTTTCGCGCTCGATTTGCTCACCCTCACGGAATCCCATCTGATAGCCCAGCCCCACGCACAGCACGCAGGCAGCCGTCTGGATCAGCGCGGTCACTACAATCGGCAAAATCATTCCCATACCTCCTTCGACCAGTAATCAAATCGACAGCCGCCGCAGCCTGTTGATGCACAACCACCGTTTGGCTCGTAGTCTTTGTCAAGGCATTTCGGGCAAATCGAAATCGTGTCATCTTGCAAAAATGCGTTCGGAAATTCCTGCAAAAATACTTCTTTTCGGGTTTTGGCGGGGTGCTTTTCGTTCCACTCCTTGACGACATCTTCCATTTCCCGCAAGGTCTGATCGTCAACATTCCGCGCTATGCTGGCAATATCGTCATTGCACGGGAACGGCTTGAGCGGGCAGTTTTGGCAGTGGTCAGAATTCTCACACACGCGGTCCATCTGCCGCAGAAAATCTATAAATTCCATCTTGTGGCCTCCTTTTTAAAATCCCTGAATGCTCGTGTGTATTCGTATGATGGAGAAAAGATGTGTGAAACAGCCACGCCGAGGCTTGGCTCAAATGTATTTAGCATTTCAAGTTCAGATTCAAATCTACTGCCAAATGGGCACCCGGCACAGCCAGTGCGAGAGCAGCCATAGACGGTGTAGGCATCGCTGTGTCGAATATCATAAGTTCGCTCAAATGCCCGCTTATCGTCATTGCTCCACCAGAACAGTGGAAAATGCTGCAAGCCGTGCTTTCCGTCAGCCATACAGCTTTTATAGACGGTTGATCTCGGCCCGCCCTCGGCTTTTCTCACCCCGATTAGCTGGATCTCGACATCAAACTTTGTCCTTGCCAAGTCGCCGGCGCTTTTCTTTGCCGAGTCACAGCATTGCTTGGATATGCGGAATGTTGGCGGATTCAAAATCATAAACTCTTTCAGTCTGCCTCTGGACGCAATCTCGGTTTGGAGCGGCTTGTGCGGCTCGCTTTTCCAGTTGTTGCACCACCACCGCAAGGCCGCTTTGCAGTTTGGGTATTCTTGGCACAGCACATCAAAAGGCTTGTCTTCCCACTGAAAGTCATGCGTTTGTAAACGGTCAATGTATTCTGACACAACCTTATTCATAAAGGGGTATCCATCGGAACGAACGGCAGCGGCAACTTTTTTATGTCCAGATTCTGTGTGGATTTCGATGCCATAGCGCTCTTGCAGGTACTTTAGATGGCGCTTTGTAGCAGCCATTTCAATGCCCGTGTCGAACCAGACGTAAATCAATTCGCACCCATCGTCTGGTTTCAGATGCTCGGCAATGTCTACCATATCATCACTGTCCGATCCACCGGATACCGAAACTATGATTCTGCTGTGATTTTCAAGGACGCTTTTTGTCTTGCAAAAGCCGTCATATATCGTAAAGGTAGGGGCCTTTGCGATGTAGTCTTCTCGGTTCATTATTTCTCCATCTTTCGATTATCTTTTGAAATAATCGCTGATTGTGACTGAATAATTAAAACTGGTTGCAATTTAGTTCCAAGTCAGTTCCAAATTTCAGCGAGTTTTACACATGTTGTACGCAAATTCAGCGCAATCCGCTTAAATTTCAGCGTAAATTAAGCGTTTCAGCAAAAATCACTTCGGATTCCGTGTTTTGCGCAGTCCTGCGGCGCCGGGGCAACTTGCCCAGTGCGGAATACGCCCCAGCTTGCCGCCGTCTGCAGCAGGCGCTAAGACGCGCCCACGCACCGTCTGGCCGTCCTTGGTGATAATAGTGTCCGGGCCGTCCGCGTCTGGCTCGTAGGCCCGCACCATCGCGTCACAGGGCATCTTTTTCCCGGCCACGGTGGTAATAAACACAATCGGCTTTCCACAAGCCTTGCAGTTAAAAACCATCATTTCACATCACCTCGCAAAAGGTCAGCCGCCTTGTTGATGACGGCGCATCCGTGGACAGAACAGTCATGCTCCATCCCGCAGCCGAGGCAAGCCTCCGGGCGGCGCTCCACGGCCAGAATATCCAGTTGCCGAACCAGTTCTTTGCTGGGCCGTTCCAGCGGCTTGCAGCAACTGTTGAGATTATCGAAACCAAGGTCATTGATTTTCATTTCAGCGTCTCCTATCTGCGGCCACGCCGCTTGTCGATTTCATCCGCCAGCCGGTGCAGCAGGGCCACGGCCAGCGCCACAATGCCGCCAGCAAAGGCCGCAGCACCCGCCACGATGCAGAGAACCGCAAAGGTAAGTGCCATCTTCAAGAAGGCGGTCAAAATTTCAAGAATCACCGATACCCACCTCCAAAAAAGTCTTGTTGCACTTTCAGCGCTGCCTGCTGGCGGGCGGCATCAGAGAGAACATTGGTAGCAAGCGCGTTGACGCAGGCTTTGCGCTTGGTTTCGACCTTGGCCTTGTGGACACCGGCCTTGATGGAATCCTCAAGCTGCCGTTCCCACAGGCGGGCGCGGCTGTCGTAATCGTCATTTTCCTGTACAATGACGACCTCTGACCGCAGTGCTTGCTCTGCGCAATGGCGCAGCCTTTCAAAAGCGTACTGCTGTTCATCACGGCTGCCGCTGCCATTCCATTCATTGAACTGGCGGTAGTTTTCCACAGTTTCCTTGTGCAGCCTGTTCAGGCGGTCACGGCCAAAGCCAAGCGTCTGATGGATCGCAAGGGCGAAGCAGCACCACATCGCGGTCACAGTCTGGTCGGCAGCCATACGGAGCTCTACCTCGCGGCGATTTTTTGTGTTTCGGTTCAGCGGCACCCGCATTTCAGTGAGGCAGATGCCATCTAAGCGGCGCTGCATTTCCGCGATACCGGCAGCCGTGCCGTGTTCGTCAATGATGGCGGCGATTTCTTTTTGTAACTTTTCGGCATCCCCGGCGATACGCTCCATGCGGTCAGCACCGACACCAAACCGCTGATGCAGGGCAATCAGCAGACACCAGCTGGAAATCTGGCCCACCGCATCGCGGGTCTTGCTTTTTTCTTTCAAAAGATCATGTTTCCTTTTCACGGTCTTTCTCCTCGTTTTGCATTTACGCGGCACCAGTGCCGCTGTGCCTGCTTTTTCCTGTCAAAACGGCATTGCAGGCAGAATGTGTTTTCTTTGCGCTCGTAGAATGTAGCTCCGCACCGGGCACAATACTGCGGCGGGATTTTCTTGTACTCGGCGCAGCTGTCGCAATCGGTGCAGCCAGCCGTACAGTGCTTCAGGTCATCCCAATGCAGGCATGTCGTGCGCTGCCAGTATTGGTTCCAATGGTCTTCCAGTGCCGGATCGTAACCGACCTGCCGGATGCGGCAGTTCAGAGCCTCTACCAGCATCGTCATGGTAGTCTGCATTTCGGCCCGGCTGCGGGAAAGTAGCCTTGCCTGCCAGACGGTAGGCTCTGGGGCGCCATCGCCCCAGTTGCCGCCCGCCATCATGGCGCGAACCTTGTCGGCGTTCTCGGTGAGGTAGCAGTAGTAGACTTTTCCGCGAATGGCCTTTTCGGACTTGCCCAGTGCTTTGCTGATGGACATATAGCTTTCGCCGCTCTTGATACCCTCGGCCAGCCTGTCGTAATCTTCTTGGTGCCAGACCGCCTCCGGGCCATGCGGGTTGATGCGCACCGGGCGGGCTTTCAGCCCAAGGTCTGCGCAGCGCCGCTGGATGGCACCGGGAGAGCGCCGCAGCATATCGGACATTTGCTCGTAGGTGTATTTGTACTGTTCCAGCAGCATCCGCAGCTTGGCATCCTCGGCGGGAGTCCACGGGTCTTTCCGCTGGAGGGAGCAGGCTTTGAAATCTCGCTTTCGCTGCTCGGCCACCCATGCGGGTTCTTCACCGAACGCCAGCGGTTCCAACTTGGAGAAATCCAGAAATGAACGGTTTTTCTCGGCCCATGTCCAAAACTCTTTGAGATAGACCACGCGGAATGTGTTCTGCTGCACCCGCTTGTTGTGAACCGGTAGCCCACGGTTTTCCACCCAGCTTATCATTTTGTAACTATACGAGCCTGTGCGATTGAAAGCTGTGACCAGCTGATTCAGCGTCACATAATCACCGCCCATCAGCAGTGGTCCAAGGTGCAGCCGCGATGCGCGTATCTTTATAGCCTGTTGGCTGCGGTTCAGCTTTTTGGCGAGAGCAGGTATCCCGCAAACGCCCCAGCTTTCAGCAAGGAGGGATTCTTCTTCAGCTGTCCAATGGCGTTTTGTGCCTTTCGGTATGTATGTCATTTTTTCGTTGCAGCCCTCTGTGCCGCCTGTATCAGAGCGATGCTCTCCGGGTTCTTGAATATCTCCCACCGCAGGGAGTGGATGTCGCGGTCACTTTGGACGAGATCCCGCGTTTTCCGGGCTGCTTGCAGCGTACGGGAGCAGATAAACGCCCTGCAGATCAGTGGCCGTACCGGGTAGACCTCGCAGCGCTTGGTCGTCTCATTGCGGAACGGGCAAGTCAGATCCACGCTTTCCATTGCAGCGCCCGCTGGCAGCCGGTGCTCCTTCAGCTGGTGCTTCTTGGCATAATCCCGCAGGCGGACGATCTCACGCCGGGTAGTGGGCAGCAGGTCGGTGCAGCACTCACCGCAGCCGATGCAGTGGCCGTCTACGCAGTTGTTTGAGTAGAACTCTCCGTCCGTGGGTAAGTGGTCGAGGCTCGAAACAACAGGCATCACGATTCCTCCTCTGCGCCTTCATAGGACGGGTGCGTACCGTCCAGCAGGGATTTTTCCATATCGGAAATTTCATAGCCGATGCCGTCCAGTGCAGAATAAATGCCCCGGTAGACGGCTTCATCATCCTTGATGCACTTGTAGAACCCGCCAAGCCACTCGGTATCGTGCACCCGGTGATTCACAGGCTCTGTCAAAGCGAACAGCAGCACCATGAGCATCTTCATGGGATTTACCTGCGCATTTTCCATCAGCACAGCCGTATCGAGATCATGCTCGTCATTGTAGATGCCATCACCATAGACGGCCTCGATGGTGTCCTCGTCCATATCGCCCAGCGCATCGGGGTTCAAGATCATCATGCGGCAGGCTGCAAGGGCGACGGTCTCGGCGGCCTTTTTGGGGAATCCGTACTCTTTGAGGTAATTCAACCGCAGACGGTAGGCAGATTCTTCGTCCTCCTCAATGACGCGGCACTTCTCGCGATATTCTTCGATTTTGGCCTCCCGCGCAAGCTGCTCCGGGGTCTTCTCGGTGGGCTCGTCTTCTTCGGTGCGTTCGCGGTAGACAGTGATGCCGTAGCCGCTCTCCGTGTACCAGTAGGCGTGTTCTCCGGCATCAGCCGGAGCTTCGACGGTTCCCGACCATGAGCCGTAGCTGGCATAGAACAGGCAGTTTTCCGGCATAGCCGCTTTGCTGTCGGCCTTAGTTGCATAAGATGCAACCACCTCCCGGATGGCGTTCATCGTTTTCCGGTCTTTCTGCTCCCGCAGGGCCCGGTCAAGGCAGGCGCGGAAGTTGTTGGTGCCGACACTTTTCAAAACCTCGTTCTTGGCCTCCTCGGTGTCCAGCTTGTCCAGCAGAGCAAAGTCGGCCAGCGTGGCGCCGCGCTTGACGCTCTTTTTGAACGCCTCGCGATCAAGTGAGAGCAGTTTCACGCGGCGGCGAATCGTGCTTTCGGAAAAGCCCGCCTTGTCGGCGACCTGCTCCACGCTGTTGCCGAAGTCCATCATCATCTGGAAGCCCTCGGCCTCCTCATAGACGGTCAGATCGCTGCGCTGCATATTCTCGGTCATCATTGTAGAGATTTGCTCTTCGAGGGTCATATCCTCAACCACGATGCAGGGCAACTCCATAAGCCCGGCAGCCTTGGCAGCGGCCAGACGGCGGTGGCCGATGATAACGGTGTAGCCGTCTGTGTTGCGGAACTGGTTCAGCTTCGTGCGGTTTTCCTCGGTGGGGTCGGCGTAATACTGCCGGCACAGTTCCTCGTAATTCACATCAGGGTTTGCGCGGGGCACAACGGTCAGATTCTGCAAAACGCCGTTTGCCTTGATGCTGGCGGTCAACTCGGTAATGTCGCCCAAATCCTTGCGGGGGTTGTCCGGGTGGGGGTGCAGCTGCGCAACAGGAATCATTGTGACATTGGTATTCATAGTGGTATACTCCTTTGCTTATTGGATTGGCTAAGTTCTTTGCTAAAACTATCTAAAAATTAGATTGAGATTTAGATTAAGTTAGATTAAGAGCCGCCCCGGCGCACGGGCTTTTTGCCGTTGGCAGCAAATTGGTTCGGAGCGGGGTCGCGGGCAAGAACAACGTGTTCCTCGGCGGCATCGCCGCGCATCATCTGATACCAGCCGGCCCCCGGATTCTTGCCGGCGTAGTACAGCATCGTGGCAAGGGCGAATTTTGCGCCATCTCGGCTTTTGTAATCCCCCAAGCGGATCATCTTCTGGCCGTTGACGGCTTTGATTCTGTTGTCCTCGCCAATGTAGACGTACTCGAACTGGCTAAGATTGATAGCCGAAGTTCCGTCCTGGCTCAAAACATATAACTGTGTCATGGATAACACCTCACACAACATATTTGCGATGGGCTGCTTGCAGATCGTCATCACGGATGTCCAGATAAATCTGTGTGGTGGAGATTTGCTCGTGGCCCAGCATCATTGAAACCAGTTCAATCGGCATCCCATGCCGCAGGGCCTGCGTGGCACAGGTGCGGCGGAAACGGTGAGTATGCACACCCTTGACCCCGGCCCGCTTACCGATAGTGCGAACCATGTTGTTGACGCTGTCGCGCCCGAAGTGGTCCGCTTTTGTCACCAGTCGGGGGTCTTTGAACCAGTCTTTTCGGCTGAAGTTGGAAATCATCGTGCGATCCTTCGTATTGATTTCTCGCGGGAAGAGATAGGGGTTTGTGTCTTTGCGGTCAGCCAGATAATTTTTTATAGCCACGAAAGCCTTGGCGTTGATGTACACCGTGCGCCACTTGCCGCCCTTGCCCAGAATAGAAACCTTATCCTCGTCCATGTCCGCGATTTTGATGGATACAAGTTCTGCTGCACGGCAGCCGGTGGAGAGCAGCATTTCCATAATTGCCTTTTGCATAGTGGTCTGGCAGGCCTGCCGCATCATTTCGATTTCCATGTCGGTGAGGGCTTTTTCCTTTTCCCGCTTGAACTTGATGTTGTCGATCTTATTCATCGGATTAGTGCGGATGATTTCCTCACGGTAGAGCCAGTTGTAGAAGCTGCTGAGGTCTCGGCGGATGTTGTCGCAGTAACATTTCGACCCGCCCCTCGACAGAACTTTCGCCAGATAGACTTGAATGTCATCTGCGGTTATGGTGTCAGCATCCTTGCCGATGCCTCGCAGCGCCCTGCCGACTTCATCTTTGTACTGGCGCAGCGTACGCTCCTGCCGCCCTGCAACGGCCTTGGCGAGCAGGAATTTTCGGAGATAGTAGTCGTTTTTGCCCTCGGTGTAGACCGCCAGAGCCTCTTGTTTTGGGGAAATCTGGTAGTCATCCAAAACCACCGTCAGCTTGGCTTTGACTCGCTCCACATCAATCTGGTCGTAGGGCATCAGAACCATCAGAATGCGGTCCAGCAGCTTATCGGCCAGTTTCTCATCTTCCATGTCATCACCTCATTTCAGAAAAAAGTCAGCTGCCCGTTCTTGGTTTCGTTCAACTCGGCGGGTTTCCATGTTTCCACTTTTTTAGTGGAAACCGGGGTGGAAACCGGCGCTGCTGCTTTTGCAGGTTCTGTGAGCGAACAGGGCTTTTTTGTGTCTTTCGCGGGCGAATCTGCCACTTTTTTGGGCTTTTCCGTGAACGAATTGACATTTTCGGGGCTTTTCCGTGAACTTCCCGAAATCAGCAGATCCATCTGTGCCGCCAGGCGGCGTCCGTACCAGATGCCATCAGAGAACAGCGGCGTGAACCAGATCCGTTCCGGGTTGCCTGCGGGCAGCAGGCCTTTTTTATCGTAGGCAGTGCAGGGGTTGATAAGTGTGTCGCCGATAACAACATATCCGGCGCAGCCCATCAAGCTAAGCTGGATGTAGCACATCAGCCCAACGGTGTAGTCGATGTCCTGTGCAACGAACAGCACCTTTTCTTGGTAGTTGATGCCTTTGCGCTTGCAGATATTGGCGAACGACAGCAGCAGCGCACCGGCGCCGCAGGCGGGGTCATTGACCGCGATAAAACCTTTGCCGTCCAGCAGGGCGGGAACATCGTATGTGATTTCGCTCATACACTGGCACACGTTGTACGGTGTGAAGAACTGTCCCGCGTGGTCGTTGCCCAAGTTGCAGGCCATGTACAGCTCTCCAAGAAAATCCTGGTCGGGATTCTCGTCAATGGCATAAACCATTTGCATCAGCATTTCGGCCATGCGTTTGATTTCGTCCTCGCTGTACTTTTTGGCGATATTCCTTGCATCTGCGGCCCGCTTCGGCGCGTTGCCTTTGTCAGTCACATTGCTTATGTCGATGGCCGTCAGCTGAATAAAATCCGACCAGACTTCCCATCGGCCATGTCGGCCACACAGGCTGTTGAAGATGCTCAAGAACTCTTTCTTGTAGTCATCAACGCCCCGCACCACCTTTGCCATGGTTTACTCCTCCTCGTCCGTGTCTTCGGGCGGGGTGGTATCGACCAGACCATCCGCGTTAAGGTCATCCGGGTCAATGTCTCCGAAGCCGTCCGCATCTTCGGGAATGTCGGGCACATTGGCGTTCAGCAGCTTCTTCTGGATGACGGTGCGGTGGAAATACTGGAGCCAAGTATCGTGCAGATTGCGGAACAGGTTCTTCAGCTTGGTAAACAGTGCATCGGAGATCACAAACTCTTTGCTCAAGGTGTACTTGATAGCGCCGTCCTCGTAGCTGAACTTGATGGAGGCATCGGGGCTGGTGTAGCCGTTGTCCTCGACCTTTTCCAGCATCGACATCTGGCCGGCCACATCCTGCAGGGGCCGCACCGTCATGGTCAGCGGGTAGCCGCTGCGGTTGAAAGTGGCCTGCAAGTCGTTTTCCTCGCAGATGCCCTTCAGCTTTTTCTGGTAGACGGCGAAAGTTGCTTCTTCATTCATTTTCATAGGGGTTTACTCCTTTCCGGTGCCGAGAATCGCCAGCATGCCTGTGGTGGTTCTCGGAATTTTGTATTGCGTAATGTCATTTTCGGTAATGTACTTGCGGCCATAGTGTTCTTTCATGGAGCGCCAGACGCTCCATGGGATGCAGTACGCACCGCCGTGGGAAAATCCGGCCAGAACATAGCAGAAAGCACCGAGCCGCATCTTTTCGTCCAGATACTCGGTCTGGCCGGGGCTGACGCGGGATTGCTCCATGCGGTTCGATCCGGTGAACTTGGCCTCCATGTAGACGGACCTGCCGCCGCGGAGTGTGCCGGCGTAGTCGGGCTGGGCTTTTTTTTCGTAGAAGCCCACGACCTTGCCGCCGTTCTCGCGGCCCGTCATGTGGAACGGTTCGGGCGTTTTTTCGATGGATGCCACGCCAAGACGGCGGTAGTGGTCGAACGCGGCGTTGATGTCGCGCTCAAACTGCTGGCCCAGCGCCTTGCTCACTGCGCCAATCAGCTGGCGACGGGGGTCTTTGCGGTTATTTTCCATTAAGCAAACCTCCTTGCAGCAGTGCCGCAGGCTGATACGCTGCCGGCAACTTGTCCGCGTACTTCTGCGCGGCGGCGTAGAACCACGGCGGCAGTGGCAGGTTCAGTTCTTCGTGGGCATCAATGGCGACCCGCACGTTCAGCAAATCGGGTTGAAATCCTATGTACGGCTTGGCTGCCTCACAGATCTCCGCCACAGTGGGCGGCCACTTCATCGTGCGGCTGAGGGCAACCGCCCCGGCCATGGCGGCATCATAGGTAACATCGGTCAGCGACACCGCCCACGCATCGGACATTTCATCCGGGTCATTCTCCCGGTAAAGGTTCGGCCACCAGTTCAGTAGCTTCAACATAAATTCGGTTGTCTGCTGGGTCGTCACTCTGCGCACCTCCCATCTCTTCCAGACGCTTTTTGAGCCGTTCGCGTACTGCCGCCTGCTTGCTCTGTGGGCGGGCAGCGGGCGCGGCTCTGGCCACCGCTGCGGCGGCGTGGTTTTCTTTCTCGGCGCGGTAGGCATCCACGGACAGGATGTTCTGCTCCCGGCAGCGCTTGAGAATGGCCTTGACATAATTCCAGCTGCGCTTATTGTTGAGCGCCGCCTCACCGATAGCCTCGCAGATCAGGTCAGCGGGCAGGTCGGCCAGTTGGCGGGAAATGTCATCAAACGCCGCCCGTGCGATAGGGCCGATGTTCTGCTCGTAGGCTTGGACACAAGCGGAAATGTCGTTTTCAGCAGTAGCAGTAGAAGAAGATATATTATCCTTATCCTTTTCCTTATCCTTCTTCTTCTCCTTCTCTAGGCTTTTTGAAAAAAGGGAGCCTTTTTCAGAAAAGCCACCCTTTTTATCTGCGTCATTTAAAAGGGTAGCTTTTTCATTTTCTCCGTCAGGCGGTTTTTTTCGTGGACGCCCACCTTTACGGCCATAGGACGCTTGCTGTTCGTCAGTCTTTTTCCATTGCTCCTTGTCACGGTCAATCTGGGAACGGATGCCAGGAAAAACAAACCGCTCATTTCCGGTGAGAGGTATCAATGTGCCGTCCTTGCTGTATTCCAGCAGGGCGGTGAAAAGTCGCCCGCGTTCCTCCGAGTTCAAAAGCTCCATGTTTTCAAGGTAGCTGTGGTAGGCACAGAAATAAGGTCGGAGCATTGCACCACCTCCCTTGGCCCACCGGGCGGGCAGGACGGTTTATTCTTCATCGGTGTCGTCCTCGCTGTCGCAGTCCAGACGGCGGCTTCTAATCTCTGCAATAGAACCCCATGCCTCGATGGCCGTTTCGATAGCAACACCCTCATCCGCATAAAGGGTGCAGAGAATGTCAATTTCGCTTTCGCTGCGGAGCAATTCATCGTACCGGGAGAGAGGGATGCAGACCGTAGCCTCATCGGCCACGCCGATTTCCCAATCTTCGGATTCTCCGTACTTGTCAATGATGCCGCCGATGGTTTTCATCAAATCCTCGGTGCTGGTAAAGGTGCTGCCGTTCCGAGCCATGTCGTCCAGCAGCTTTTTGATTTTGCGGTCTGCTTGAGAATTTGTCATAAAATATCTCCTTTGTTTAAATGTCAATGCCCAACTCTTGGGCCTCTTGCCGGGCGCCATCTATAAGGTGGCTCATTTCTGAGCTGTTCATGGCGCTGGTGCGCTTATACAGGATGTAGCTGCAATAGCGGCTGCCGTCCTTTTCGTGGGTAGTGATAAGGCGGGTGTAGGGGTAATAGCTGTGCGGGTCGGTGCCCTCCGGCAAGTCCACAATGACGACCTGACCGGCCTTATCCAGACACGGCGTTCCGTACTCGACCACCAAATCGCTTTTGATTTCGTCAAACTCGCCCCAGACGGTGGAGGCTATGCGGCTCACCAGCGCGTGAAAGTAGTTGTTGGACGCCAGGCTGCGCCGGGGTATCGCGCGGGTGATCTGCACCTCCAGCAGCGCCCCTTGCAGTTGGTCGAACTGCTCCCGGAAATCCCCGGCAATCTCAATGACGATGCGCTGTCGGCCACGGTAGCCGGGCTCCATGCGCACCAGCCGTGCCCTCATTTGGATTCCTCCTTGTGGCAGTGCAGCCAGACATAGGTTGAATCGGGGCGCATATTGCCATACACCCAGTCGATGGCATCCTGCTCACTCATGTGGTCACGGAGGACGCGCTTCTCGTAGATGTACTCGCCGTTGACCTTTTTCTCGGCAATTTTGGCTTGAATTTCCTCGTCACGGTAGTTGGCCTCAACCAGATACAGGTCATAGTACGGGGCTGTGATGCCATTGAGGTTGCCCATGTCGGTGGCGTAGAAGACCTTGCTGCCATCGTTGAACCAGATATGCCAGCAGCAGTTCTGCACATTGTGCTTGGTCTCGCAGGCTTTGACGAAGCAGTACCCGGTGTCGTACCAGCGGTCAGGTGTCGTGATGGTGATCTGCCGCAGCGGCACGCCCGCGTTCTGCAGGTCAGGCCCAAGCCACGGGCAGGCAAAGAACCGAAGCGACGGTCTCTCGGTGGCCAGCCGCGCCAGCGTCTTTGGCTGGAAGTGGTCGCTGTGGATGTGTGTCAGCAGCACCGCGTCCAGATCGCGGTAGACGCTTTCCAGACGGCGGAACGGAACGCCGCAGTCAATCAGGATGCGGCCATCCACCACCACGGCATTGCCCTTGCTGCCGGTGGAAATGATTTTGTACTCCATTACAGTGTGCTGATGTCAACAGCTTCTGGCTCGTCCTCTGCTGTCGGGGCGGGTGCTTCGGGCTCGGCGCTCGGCACTTCCTGCGCGTCTGCCGGGATACTGGCGCGGGCGGCTTCCACGGTCTCGGTCACGATCTGCCCGTCATCGGCCACATTGACGGCATCGTCATGCTCCAGCGCAGTAGTCATTTCAATGGACATGATGCCCCAGCGGCTGATGATGTGCCGCAGCAGGGTCTTTTTCGCCATGTCGTCAAAGTTCTTGTACCAGAACGAGGAGTAGCGCCACATATCCTTTTCGGGAACGCGGCCAGCTATCAAGTCCTCATAGCCTTGGCGGCTGAACGCCTTGGAGAAAGTATCTGCGTGGGTCATCATCTTTTCCTTGGACCAGTAAACGACCTTGCGGAAACCGTTGAGGTACTCGAAGTAGGCCATGTAGCCGATGGTGGGCAGGGACTCACGCTCGTCATCGTCCTCGATGAACTGGAACTTGGCCTTGCCGGTTTCCGGGTCTTTGCCCATGTACTCGCCCTGTTTGATGACCATGACATCCAGATCCTTGTACTGGCCGCTGCGCAGCGCCAGCTGAATGTAGCCCTTGTAGCCCAACACGAATGTGGCGGTGGTGATTTCCGGGCAAATCATGTTGCCGCCACGGTCATACTTGGCCTTCTGCTTGAACGGCACGAGGTAATACTGACCCAACTGCGGGGAAGGGCTGAGGTTGAGGCTTTCGCCCAGCAGAGCACCGGCAAGGATCGTGCCGGCATCGCATTCCTGCAAGGCGGGGTTGACGGCCACGGCACTGGTGATGGCGGCGGTAAAGCGGCGGGCGCGGGCCGGGTCGCGCAGCGTGCTGGCGATAAGGTTCTGATACATTTTGCTGTTGATGGCAACGCTGAACTTCTGTTTCTGCGGGGCGCTGTTAAGAGATTGTGTCATACTGCATACCTTCCTTTTCCATGAATGCTTTCAGTGCTTTCAGCTGCGGCAGCGTGCCTGTCACAGCAAACTTCGCAAGATATTTCTTCTCGGCGCGGGCGGCAGCGGGCGCCGGGGCGGCTGCCGGGGC